TCTTTGCGGCAAATAACCAGCTTGGGTTTGTTGCCTGTATTCCATTCCCGCCAAACGTGCTGGGGACAGTCTTTCATAATCAGGTACTCAATAGCTTCTTCTTCTGTCATAGCATCTATTGGCTGTGTCTCATGCAACAGATAGCCACGAGTATGTTTCTTAAAGTCTTCCTGCGCTTCGTCTTTGGCTAATTCATGGTAAACCCACACAGGCGGTAGGATGCCGCCCTGCAATGCACAAGCCATCCAGTTGGGGTCTGGTACAAGTATTTTAGCACACTCGTCTATGCTATCTTCGTATACAACACGGTAGTCTGACTGATAGGCTTCTAGGTTTTCTTTAGCCCAACACAGTCTATCCCACAAGTGTGTGCCTTGAAATTTAGGTGTGTCCATTATGCAAGGTCTCCATGAAATGCACCGTATGCGCCAGTGTCAGTAAGTGAGTTAGCATCAGACCTATTGTGAAGTTGAGTGCTACCTGTTGCTCTATCTTGAACTCCACAGTAAAAACCTGAATTAGCCATTAAACTTCTTGCGTGTCCTGAATTGTCGAAAGCGTTAGTATAATTAACGGTAAAATTTCCTGTTGAATTATCTGCAACACTGCTAATATTAAAACTGTCAGTTACTACAGGTGTTGCCTGTAAGTATTGCAACCATGCCTTCGCACTACCCTTAACTACAAACTGCGTATCAAGCGACCCTGCGGTGCTGTGTTCTAGTTGGTCTGCTTTTATCTTTCCTAGTGCCATTATGCAAGGTCTCCAAACAACATACCGTCAGTCCGTTCCATATCTCTACTGGCATTATCATAATTATATCTTCTATACGAACCAGTAGCACGATTATAGCCATAATAAGTAAAATTAGCATTGTTGCTTTCTGCTGTAGCGTGGGCAAAAATATTGTAATTAACAGAAGCCATATTATTGGTTAATTGAGGGTCATAAAAACCTGTGTTTACATCAGTAATGCTACTTTGATTTAAACTACTCTTAACAGTGGTATTAGCGTGGTCGTAATAATGAAAATGTTTTGCCAACCCCTGCTGAAGATTAGTTGTTGTGCTATTACCTTCACCTGTCACAACAATAGAGCCAGCAGTGCTTACGCCAGTGAGCGTGTTTACAAGAATGGTACTCATGCTAGGTCTCCGTGTGCCGCTGCTGAAAAAGCATTTGTATCCTCAAGAGTGCCACCATCATTAACATTAGATATTCCCACACTTGCAACAGGATAATGATTTGCAACTGCTTCTGTGTTTCCTAAATCTGTTCCAACCATAAAAGAAGCACCGCCACCACAAGTAAGGCAGTATTCTCCCGCTGTTGCAAAAGAATTTGTAAAATTTAATTCCACTTTTCCTGTAGCATTGTCTGTCATGGTGCTGACGTTTAGCGAACTTTTAATTAAATTTGAATTTGAAACATTAGTTACGTTTGCAAACATTCTAGCTGCTGCTTGCTTAGTCAGCGTAGCCGCACCGCCAGATGTATTTTGAATTGTATCTGCCTTTAACGTACTCATAGCGTCACCAATGTACCACCAGATTCAACGGTGAGTGTTACACCGCTGGCTACTGTAAGTGGCCCTGTTACGTTAGCGTTCTCTGTTGCTAAAATGGTTGTGTTAGATGCGAGAGATTGTGCGTTGGTACGAAAGATACCGCTTGCCTTAAACGTACCTTTGTTTTCTGCGGCAGGTGTTACAGACGCTGCAGATACACCCATGTAAATTACGAAGATGTTACCTGTTCCGCTTGATGGTGCTGCAGTAAAGGTGAGTGTTGTACCGTCTGGCACAGTGAACGCATCAACACTTTCCTGTACGACACCATCTACAGATACGATAATATCTTCTTGAGTTACCGTCTGATTTAGGGTAAACGTGGTTGTAGACCCGTCACCATTAAACTCTTGGGTAGCAGGTCTGCTCTGAAAATTTGCAGTGATAGGATTACCAATGAGGGGCATGGGCTATTCCTTATGAACTGATGGTGTCAACTACAGAGACCCAAACATCTGCGCTGCTTGCGGTATCGGACTGTACCTTTAGTACATCATTGTTTTGCATTACAACCTTTGCCCCACCATCAAGCACCTGCAAGGCTGACCCTACAGGTATAGGTGCATCCTTAACAATGTAATAGTCATTAGACCCATCGTTAATAAACACATCCATGTTGATTTGAGAAGTTGTAACATTAGCAATGTTGATACCTATAAGAGCATCATCAGAATTGGCTGTACGCATGGTTACTGCGGATGTGCCTACATTCCTTGCAATGTTTCTTTCAAAATCCTGTGCCATGATTTCTCCTGAATACGAGTTACTTAATTATACCACATTTATGTTTGTTTGTCAAGAATTAAAGTGCAATTGCCATAGCCACAGCAAAACCAGCAGAAGCACCAGTGCTTGTAGAATTAACATACGTAGCTAGTCTACTCATTGTAGCTTTTCTGTTAGTACCACCTGCACCATCGTCCACTATAAAAATATCTGAGTCTGTAAGTGCTGCACCGATATCTGTGCCACCGTCTATGTCAAGGGCATCTATAGATACTTTACCTGCTGTTGATATTGTGTTTAGTTTGCTGTCTGCAATAGAACCTGCTAACATTGCATTTTCTACTGCACCATTTGCAATTGTCAATGCACCTGAGTCACTTGCAGTTGCATCACCTGACATTGCAGAGTAGATGTATTTTTTTACACGTGTAAACTCTGACTTACGCTCTGTGCCATTTGCACCATCATCAACAATAAGCAAGTCAGCATCTACAAGGTCTGCACCTATGTCAGTGCCTCCATCAATCTCAAGTGCGCCAAGGTCAACTTTACCTGCTGTAGAAATAGTGCTAAGTTTGCTGTCAGCAATACTACCAGCTAACATACCATTTGATACTGTCCCTGTATCTCCGCTACCCACCAATGTTCCTGTTGCTACAGGTAATGTTAATACTGCGCTACTTCCTGCAGAGTGTGGTTGTGCTTTTAAAGTTTGAGCATGGGCGTTATTTACTTCACAATAAAATTTTATTTCTGAAACACTGCCAGTGCTAGACCGTATATCAATGCTGCCGTCTTCAAGAATAACCCCACCTGTAGAACCGTTACCATCTATCAAAACTTTACCGCTACCATTTGGTAGTAGGCTTATGTTACCATTAGATGTTGATACAATATCCTGTCCATTAACATCTAAGTCACCACCTAGTTGTGGTGAGGTATCAGCAACTACATCAGACAAACCACCTACAGACGATACCAAATTAGTAACAGGTATTTTTCTTAAAGCAGATGCTGAGTTGTCAAAGAATAAAAGTAAATCGTTTGATGTATCTACTGTAGTTTCTTGTGTTTGACCTGTGATGACATTGGCATTGACCATCGCTGTTTCAACAGCATCATTAGCAATAGTTACTGCACCAGCACTATTTATCGTTACATCACCAGATATCGCTACAGGGTTAAAGTTTGTACCATCAGCTACCATAACATGACCAGCTGTATTTGTAGCCATAGTAATGTCATCACCTGTTACAGTCAGGTCTCCTGTAACTACAACATCACCACTAAAAGTAGCTTTACCTGCAAGAGCCATGTCAATGTCAAGTGCAGTAATAGCAGATGAGCCATCTGTACCTTTAATAGCAAAGTTCTTATCTGCTGTGCTTACAGTAAGTTCTACATCGGATGAGTTGTTTGCAATATCAAGAATTGATGTGCCATCATCTTTAAATATAATATTTGCACCACCTGCGTCAAGAATAATATCAGCAGTTGCATCTAGGGTAATATCTGCGCCTGAATCAATTTCTGCAATAATAGGTGTAGTGAGAGTTTTGTTTGTGAGAGTTTGCGAACCTGTTAGGGTTGTAACAGTGCTATCAATAGCAAATGTAACAGCGTTACCAGAACCGCTAGTGTCAATACCTGTACCACCAGTAAAGGTAAGTGTTTCACTATCAAGGTCAATAGATAATGCACCGCCACTGTCTGCTTGAAAATCTAAGTCTTCTGCAGTTAGCTGTGCATCTACATACGCTTTAATAGATTGCTGTGTAGCCAGTTTGGTAGCACTATTAGAAGCCATATTGTCTTCATCTTTAATGCCTGTAACTGTTGCACCATCACCTGCAATATTTAAACTTGTATTTGCTACAAGCGTAGTGCCTGTAATAGCAGCAGCAGTGCTACCACCAATTACAACATTGTCTGCAGTACCACCGTTAATGTCAGCAGTATCGGCTACTAGACTATCAATATTAGCAGTACCATCTAAATGTAAATCTTTAAACTCAAGGCTACTTGTACCAAGGTCAATATCGTTATCAGTTACAGGTACAATAGCACCATCTTGAAATCTAAACTGCTCAGTTGTAGAACCAGATACATCAACAAACACGCCTACACGATTATTAGTATCGTCAACTACAACTTTGTTAAGTGGGGTAGCAACACCGGGGTCTCCAATTAAACCAATAACTGGACCTTCTGCTGCAGTGCCATCATGTTTATGGCCTGAAGTGTTTGCAAAAGCATTTACAAGTTGATTAAACTCATCATTACTGTCGGCAGCATTAATAATGTCGCCATCAGTATATGAGGACTGTCTGGTAAAACCTGCCATTAACGTCTTGCTCCTACATCAAATTCTAGCTGAAAACCCTTCAGCGAATATGGGGCTGATACCCCTCTATCATTAACTCTTAGTGCTACAGCAAATCCCGAACCTTCAATCGGTTGCCTAACCAATGGGTTTGACTGTCCACCGTATGTTGCTGTTCCATATACCGATGAACCATAAACAGCCACAACAGTGGCAGTGTCAAACGGATATGCAGCAGGACGTGGTACTTGTGGTGACTCATAGTCATATCTTACAAACAAGTCTGCATTAACAGCAGCTTCAGGTGCATAATTAATAATTATACGCTGAAAGTTTTTACGAATACCTGAATCACCTAAAGATAAATCAGGAGACCTGTACTTACCTGTAATAGTATTACCATCAAAGTCATTGCCCTGTTCTTGACGATATACAAATCCATCATATTCGCCATGTAATACTATTGATTCACCTTCATCAACAATAAAGTCTGTACTACTTGGTCTTATACCACGAATATCAGCAAACTCATATGTTTGTTTTCTAACTGCTATAACACCTGTTGTATTAGAACGTGTCGTATTTGCGTTAGAAAAGAATATACGATACTGTGTTTTATCAGGTAGAACTACACTGTCAAATTCGTCAACATCAGTTAGTCCTTCAAACCTTGGCTGTACCTGTCGGCTAATTGTACCAAGTTCAACGTCACCAATCTTTTCTGTACCAGCAACAGTACGCAGTCCATCTGGACCAAGGAAGATAATGTCACCACCGACTTCTTGAATGGTATGCCCATTAACGCAACCTATTTCACGTGTAACAGGCAATACTTGAAAATCTGCTATAGTATTACCAACTAATTTAAATATACGCTCTTCACAAAATATAAATAGTTGGTCACGAAATGGAAACAGTCCAGTAATATTACTGTCTACATTTATTGTACCTGCACCGTTAGCTGTACTAAAATCATTATCTGTAAAAGGTGCAGTAAATGTTATTGCCTGTGGTGTGCTAGACATACCAGCAAAAAATAGTGCGTCTTTAAATCCTACTACAAACTTTGGATTAGTTGGTGCGCCTGTTGCGTTAAGGTCAGTAACAGTGCTGCCATCATACTTGGTCGCATGATTTGCACCATCGGCCCACACAATAAATTCTGTGCCAGCCAAGTTATAACGGAAGTGTGTATATTTACCAGCACTTGTTCTACCTGTATCAATTTGTGTCCAACTACCTGTCTTGCCACCTTCGTGTATTTTAGTTCCACGAGCAGCAATAACCTTACCCTTAAAGTAAGCAGACATTAGTACCTTTTCACTAGCACTAGCATCCTGTGGTACAATATTACTATTCCACTTTGCGTAGCCAGAAATACGTCTGTATCCACCTTTAATGTCTGGCTCAAAGTTTTGCAACTCAAGTGCCATACCCGGTTGCATATCAAAAGTAGATAGGTCTAGTACCAATCCTCCAGAACAGGCAAAGACAAATGGGCTAAGTCCTGATTCGTCTGCCATGTGTCACCTAAAATGCTGCTATGTTAATGCCGTATCTCTGTGAGTGCGGTATGAAAGTTGACCTTACATAATCTGTTCTATTTAATAATATAGATTGCATATGTTTTATACCTTCTTCAAATCTTGAGAAGTTAATACCATACTGCTGTGCTTCACCTCTATATTGATAAGCATATGCTGTAGCACCATCTGCAATAACTTGACGAAATTGTTCTGGAACTGTAGGTGCATCTGTTGCTGCAGATAAGGCTGTAGGTTTATTAAAATGTTCGTACTTTAAAGTATATGCTTTATCAGGATATGGATATAAGCCATAATTATTATCTGGTGTACGAAATACAAATATAGGCACACCACCTACATCTGATGTAGTTTCTTGGTCAATAAATCTATCTACATATTCTTTATAGTCAAGAACTCGTAGTGTTGTACCTGCTACACCTAATGTATTATCTTTTGATATTCTAAATGTTTCATAATCAACATGTGTTGCATCAGTAGGAATTGTATATCGTGTTTGGTCTACTACTAATGTTTCTGTTTTTGTAGCATGTGAAAAAGGCCAACCAAACTCACGCTGATTAATATAATTAATGGCATCGTTTACTGCATTTTTACATTGCACTTGAAAACCACGTGCGCCAGACACAAAATTAGAGGCAGTCAATTCTACCTCATTCATCCGTGCTAACACTTCGTTTGTCAAGCCTAAGTAATTATATGCCATACTAAATCCTTAAAGAGTAAGAAGGGGCAAGTTGCCCTGCCCCCTCAACTTAGTTATGCGAGTGTATCACGGTCAACTTCATCGGCAGTCATTGAGCCAATGTCGCTAACATCTAGTAAACTTGCGTAGACACGCAACTTACCTGCGGTGAAAGAAGCACCAGAACCAGCTAGTGTTACATCCAAAGTATCTGCTGAAGTGAGAACAACGTCATCAGCAACAGTAGCACTAGGAGCGTAAGCACCGTCTGCTGCGCCATCAATGTCAAAAGCTGCAACGTATTCATTATCGTCAGCACCAGTTCCAAGGATAGCAGTAGCATCTGTAGATGCGTTCATGGTAGCACTAGTTACAACTTGAAGACCAGCAGCAATTATTTTAGTATTGGCTGGAATAGTAAGTGCTTGAACAACATCACCGGGAGCAATACTATTAGCCGTTAGGTCAATAGTTTGTTGCACATAGTAAGGCTGTCTACCACGGGCAGAGTTTCCGTGTGCAGGAGCAAGAGTAGCAGTAATTGTAGCCATAGTTCAATCCTCCCTTACACTAGACAGAAACGAGCGTTAACAAGAGCCTCTGGACGAAGAATCTTACGTCCATAGAGGTGCATACCACGAACAATGTCAGCGAAGCTGTCAGGGTCACGGTATGTTTCTGTCTTGTTAATTTGCTCTGCAGTAGCAACGGCAGATGAATGTCCACCAACAATCACACCAAAGTTGGATGAGTTAGTACCACCAGTAGTGGCAGAACCTGTTCCAATCTCAGGAAGGTTGTTAGAAACATACACTTGGAAACCGTGCAGGTTATTAACGACAAGTCCGTTACGAAGTCCACCTGTCTCACCGTAGTCTTGGTTCAGAAGTTTTGAATCTTCATCTTTCAAGATTTCCATGAATACAGGGTTAATTACGAGCCAACGGCCTTGAGTATCCACATTTTGCTGGTCCAGCTTACGAGCCATACGAGCAATAATCATGGTTGGGTTAGCATTGCCTGACCCCGGTACAGCAGATGCACCCGGTAAGCGTGGCTGAATACCAATACCATTGTTGGCAGAGCCACCAAAGTCATTAGCATCAACTTGCATTTCAGCCAACAATTCATTAGAACCTGCAGTAGAAACTGCTTTTGAACCATTTACGGTTGTATTAGCAGTATCTGCCACACCATGAATTGCAGACTGTTTAAAGCCACTCATGTAACCAAGAACGTCTTGGTCAAACTGGTCAGCCAAACGGTACGCAGCACGGTCACTTGCCAATTGCTGGAAGTTTACGTGGCTGTGTGCCTCTTCAATGTCATCAACCTTAAATGCAAAGTAGTTAGCTTTGTCAATGGTAAGGTTGAAATCTTCATCATCAAGGTCTTGCGGTGTGATTGTTGTACCACGTGCATAAGCCTTGACGGTAATTTCGGGTTCTTTGATAATCTTAACGGAATCACCCATCTGTGCAATTTCACCAAAGTAGTCGTTATTGGTGATTGCCTCAGCAACAGCAGCCTTGCGGAAAGCAAGTTGCACCTGTTTGCTGTAAATGATAGGCGAAAAATTACCGTTAGGAAGATTACCGTACCCACTAGCGGTTGTAAACGCCATAGTACCATCTCCTTATTTGGTAGTTTTTATGTAAACAGATACAAACGTAAGCTATTAGAGGCTGCGTTGCTTGGGTGTGACTGTACGGGTCAGGCCAAACTCTTCAGGTAATCCGTAAAACTGTGTGTTTGCATTTTGAGTGTACATCATGCGCTTAACGTACACTCTTGATTAACTATAGTTATACATAAATATAACTATTTGTCAACACTTTTTTTATTTATCTAGCAGAGCCAGATACATCATAGACAAACTTACCACTACGAATAGCTTCCATTATTTCATCAGAATGCTTTTCATATTCTTGTGGTGACATTGCCTGAACTTGAGACTCTTTTAAATAAGTGGAAGTTTCGTCTGCTTGAGGTGTGTTACGTTCACGTTTCGCTGAAACAGCTTCAGCAGCACCTTTATCTTTTTTAGACTTCTTCTCACTTTTTATTCCCTTATCAGCTTTGTACAGGTCAATTGCTCTTGCTGCTGACCGTGCGTCATTATCATTTTCGTATAATGCATCTTGTACCCATTTAGGTTGTTCATCAGCCCAATCGTGAAAATCATCGCTATCACGAATCTCATCAAAGTCAGGATGCAATCTCATTAACTCAGCTTCAGCTTTTTCTTTTGTGGCTGACTGTTGCATTTCATCAATTGCTTTTATGCGGTCCTCAAGAATACTTGCTTTCTCAGCCGCTTTTTTCATTGCAATTGTTTCTACAATTTGTGCTACATCAGGAAATTCTTCTGCCCATTTTTCTATGTCTTCATCAGACTTAGGTAATCTCATTTCCTTTTGTGCTGCAACAGAGAGTTGACGCTTTAAATCTTCAATCTCTTTCTTTAACTCTTCAGCTTGTTTCTGCTGATGCCTACGTAAATCAGAGTAACGCTTCTTAAATGTTTTCTCTTCTGCGTTTGCAGGTTCAGCTTCTTGTTCTTCTTTTTGTTCAGGCTCTTCTGTTTCACCTGCGTTTTCTTTTATAAGCTGTTCTAGTTCTGCTTCTTCACGTTGACGTTTTTCTTCGTTTGTGTATTTACGATTTGCAAATGCAACTTTCTTTTCTGGTTGCATTTCCTCTGCCATAATAGCTGCTTCAGCCATTTCTTTTCTCCTTATGGGGCTAACCGTAGCCAGTGTTGGGGGGTTAGGTAGCCATTGATATGTGGATTATTTTTTAGAAGCTAACCCACTTTGCTTCATCTGTTGGGCAAGACCGCCTTTAGCCATGTATGCATCGTCATCATCTACATCAAAGTCATAGCCACTACCGGGGTCAAATGCAGACTCACCGTATGGGCTACCAGATAAGGTTGGACCTTCATCGCCCTCATCATAAAAATCTCCTGCAAGTCTTTCTTGACCAGCCCTAGTAACTGCTTCTCTTTGTTTTTGTACTTCGGCTGCTTTTGCTCTAGCCTCAGATATGGACATTCCTTTTGCATCAAATCCATATTGATTTGCAAGTTTATCTCTAGCTGCTTTAGTTGCACGTGCCTCTGCAAATAATTGACCATAAGTTTTTTCACGTTGAACTTGTCTACCACGTTGCGTGGCTGTATATGTTTTTTCAATACCTAAATCAACAAGGTCTTTACCTAATCCTTCTTGTGTATTGTTTATTTCTGCTCTAAGGTCTGCAGCAGTTTTACCTTCAAGTGCTTGCGCTAATGCCTCACGGTTAGCTTTTAATTCACCTGCTAGAGAGCGTTGTACTTCAGGTGCAAGTTCATGCAATCGTTGACCTGCAGTTCCCTGTCCTTTTTGAAATGCTGAACGTGTACCACCATAAGTAGCATTAAGACCAGATAATATAGCATCCATAGTTACTTTTTGAGATGTAAGAAACTCTCTACGTGAATTAACACCTTTTGTTTCTTTAAACTTACCTACGCCTAGTTCACTGGCTATTCTAGTTCCAGCTTCTTTTAGAGTTGGTCCTATTCCCGCACCAAATGCTCCCGCAACAAACGGCCCTATATCTCTAGATTGTGCTTTAATTATTTCATTAAGTTCGCCTAACAACCCACTTTCTTTATCTATTTTAGACCTATCATATCCTACGCCACGCATGTCTGTTGTAGTAAACTGTCCTTTGTCTCCCTGTCTAACGGGGTCAATTTGAACACTATCACTATCATCACTATCAGATTGTTCTTGAGTTTGTGTTGTTTCTACCTTTGTTTCTTCAGTCTTTGTTTCTGCTGGACCTGTAGCTAAAGTATAACCCTGCGGCACTGTAAATGCTGGGTGAACCTTGCCATCTTTAAATGGAACTTGTATTTCCTGACCCGCTTCGTTTCTGTATGTTTTATATTCATCAGGCGGCCCAACATCAAAACCCATACCCACTTGACCGGGTAAGCCGCCTACCTTAGTTGTAGAGATAGGTGTTCCTGAAGTTTGTAAAGGTCTCATACCCGTGGGTTGAAGTGGTTGCATTGAGGTAGGTTGTAAAGGTTGCATTGGCTGTGGTGTCATAGTTGGTTGTTGAAAACCAGCGAACTGAGATGGTTGATATCCACTAATGCCATATTGCTGGCCCGGTACAAAACCACCTATCTGATATTCTACCACACCATCATCTTCCATGTCAAGGTCATTTATATCAAAAGGAATATCATCAGGTATAGTAGCTTCTTCTGAGTTACCCATTTGGCCCATAGCTTCCATTAGCTTTAGCCCTCGCTTTGCCTCTTGCCGCATTTTCATTAATGTTTCAAGACCGTAGTAACGCACTACGTCTGCAGGAAATACAAACTCACCTTCGCTAAGTTGAGCTGGAATATCATCTCGTACTTCTTCTTGAGTAGAGCCAATAGGAACATCATTGCCAGATATTGGGTCAATCGTGCCGCCCTCTTGCATCAGGCCACCATCATCAAACATATCCATTTGTTCTTTAAGAGCCATTTACTTCATCCCGTAAATATTTTAGTTTACGCAAAGCTGTGATAGCACCTTGTTGACGGTGCATCATAACTGTATCGTCTGATTGTTCCAACACTTTTTGATGTTGTTTAATAGCCAAGTCAATATAATTACTGAAGGCTTCCCACTGGCGGTTGTTGCCCACCATCGGCTTGAGGCGGCTGAGTACCTGCTGCTTGTCCATTTGCACTAAATCCTTGTTCACCCGGAACTGGTGCTTGACCAGTACCTATTGTTCCACCACCTGCCCCTGTTGGGTCAAGTGCATTACCATCTGCCATATCTTGTTGTTGTTGCTGTTCTGGTTGCATAGGTGCTTGGAATTGTTTCATGAGTTCTGCTTGTAATGCTGCTTCACTCATATTGTTGGTTACTTTATCGGGGTCAAGGTCCATTGACTTTGCAATCTCGCTGATTACATATTGGAACTTAGCAAATGGTGCAAGTGCTGGATTACTTGCAATTTGTAAGAACTGCATAAGTCTTTGGCTACGAACTTCATTAGCCATTAGACTTTCCGTGCCACGTGCTTTTACTTCTAAGTCACCCTTAATCTCTGGGTCAAAATCAAACTGCATATTAAATCTAAAGAAACCCTCACCAAGTGGACGTAGCATATAATCGTCTACGTTTTTAATTACAGTTTTAATGCTACCACTTGCAGCGTTCATTAGCATAGATATACCAGAAGCAGTACGGCCTACACCTGATACACCAGTTTGCCCGTGTGCAAATGATGGCAGTCCTGTTGACTCATCTGATAGCTGACGTGCTTTATCAAACAGCATCATATTTTCTGATGATACATTAGGAAACTTTGTACCAAAGATAGCCTGACCCGGTGCGCCAGATTGTCTGCGGAATACCTTGCCCGGATATATAGACATGTCCTGACCGGGTACAAGATTTGTTTCATCTACTTCGATAAGCAAGTTACCTGATAACACAGCATTGTCTACAGCCATACGCATAAACCCGTTCATTAGTGTCTGCGTATCATCCATGTTTTCTGCAATACCCACACCAAAGAAAGAATATGGATTCATTTCATAAGGTGCAGCAACATAAGGAATCTTAGCTGGTTTAAATGGATTAAGCACCATGCGAATAAGTTTGTTGTTACAAATCCATACGTTTGCCTGTAACTCATCAAACTCTTTTAGTTCATCTGGTATCTCAACACCCTGCTCTTCAAGCATTTCCGTGTCAACCATACCCCAATACTCAAGAACTTCAAAGCGGTCAATGCCATGCTCTGGTGCGTAGTCCGATAGGTCATCTTCCCAATACTTTTTGATGTAGTTCTCACCCATCTGGATGCACTCATCAATAACCTGACTACGAAAGTACGGACGCTTTTTAAGCATACGCATTTGTGAGCGAGACATTTTATGCCGTTCAATTACAAACTGCGCCTCATCCATATTATTTGAATCTGGGTCAGGATAAAAATTCCATACAGATACATGGTCTACCTGTGGCACTGTTTTAAATAGTGGGTCATAATTGCCATCATCACCCCAGTTTGGATACTCCTTATCTTTAGCAAATGGACCTTTCATAATGCCCGTGCCAAACAATGCCATCTCAAACGAACTGCTACGTAAATTTTTATTAGCACCTGACTCTTCTAGTTGGTCATGTATTTTTTTCTGCATCTTCTTAGCAGCAATCATTGCTGGACTAAATTCAATTGCAGTAGGAGTTTTACCCGGACCTTCTTTTAACTTATCTTGTACGCCCTCTAATTTTTCTTCTAGCGGTCCAAGTTTTTCAGACAGTGTTTTATCTGTCGCACCCGGTGGTAAATCATTTCCATCTCCTTTAAAACCATACGGACTTGTAAGCGCAGTAGACGCTTGCAGTTGTTCCGGTTCTTTCGGGTCAAAATGTACATCAGCGACTACTCCTTCAGGAAGTGTTGTAGGCTCAATAGATAAAGGAAACTTATTACTAGCAAATAAAACATCAACAATTTGACCATATGCAGCAAGCGTTTTAGTCTTAGTAACTTTAATAAAGACACGAGATTTCTCCGCTTCTGTAAACTGTACATCAGGACCATACAAGCCACGATAGTTACGATATGCTCTTAGCCAACGCTCTTCGTCTTGATATCTGTAATCTTCAGCCCGACTGTATCTTTCAAGAATAAAAGGAATGATGTTGGATACATCAGTATCAGAAACAGCAGACTCATCTGTATCTTCTAATGCAATAGCATCATCTTCAATCATAATTTCATCTTCAGCCATACTTTATTCCTTAATATCCAAAAGTAGCATCTGCAACCTGCATACCGCCACCGGGTCTACCCATCGGGTCATAATCAAATATACTAAACCTTGGTCGTGACATTATACCATATCTTAACGCATCGTACAAGTGGTCTTCTGCTTTTGTGTCCACATCTTCTGGATTCTTTTTATCCAGAGGTATGGACGGTAGTTGAGAGATGATGTTCGTGCAACTATTAAAGAAAACAAGTCTAGGCTCTTCTGTAAATTCATCTACCTGTAAACGTCTATGTATTTCGTTTTTACCTGCTACACGACTACCACGGCTTCGGTCTGATGGTCTCCACCGACAACCCCTGCTTATCATCTGTTCCGCAAGAGACGGTCCAGTGTCACCACGCTTGTGCCAAAGAGAACTATCTAGAACACCATACTTAATATTTCCATCTTCAGCTTCTAATTCTAGTATCATGTCAGCTAAGTCAGTGGCTAAGACTTTTGACACATACAATTCCCTGTACACAATGATTTGCTCAGACGGTGCGACAGCGCACCATACAACACCACTGTAAGAACCATAGCCGTAATCACATGCTCTAAACTTAACCCAATTGCTAGGAATATTAAAAGGTTCAACAACATGAATATCACGGTCAAACTCTGTGAATGCAGCACCTTCTTTAATATCCCAATCACCGTCCAAGAGTTGCCGTCTTTGTTGCTCTGGGAGCGACAGGAGCATAGCTTCGTAGTCACCTGTTTCAGAAAGATACGGGTTGTCAGATAGTCTAGCAGGAATAAACCTACGTTTAAATAATGGCTTCCCAGCTTTGCTATGCCCTGCTGGATACCTGAGAATTTCACCTGTTTCAATATCTGTCGCATCATATGCCTTGTTATAAGGTGCTGGGTCAATAAACATTTTCTTTACCCAGTGATGTCCTCTTCCACCGGGGTTTGTAGTTGCCCTCATAAAGATAGGCAAATCAGGGGCAGTGGACCGTAGACGACTTCGCATGTAATTCCATGCATACGGGTTTCCCCATTGTGTTAGTTCGTCAAAGCCTATCCAGCTAAAAGCCAGACCCTGATAACGCAGGACATCTTCATCTCTGTCGAGGTATGACATCCACAACCTCGCACCAGATGGCGCAGTCCACTGCATCTTTCTTTCTGACCATTTTATTCCGGGCCAGATTTTTGGATAGAGTTCTTGTGATTTAAATATTAGTTCACGTAACTCTTCCGTAGTATGTCGGAGCAGCAGACCACTAAACTGTGGATGCCCCATGTAGCGAAGCGGGTCTGCAAGCATCGCATATGATTTACCACCACCTGCTGAACCACCATAAAGAACTTCACGTTCACTCGCTGCAAGAAAGTCTGTCTGTGGTCCGGGGTTAGGTTTAAATAGCACATTAGCATGTTCTTCAACTGCTTCTGTTTCGTATTCAATATCCTGTATCTCAACCTGCGGCTTTTGCGCCTGTTCTTGCTTCTTCGATTTTTTGCGCTTTGGCGATTGCCTTTTCCGCATACTCTGCCCACTGGCGGATGCTTTTAGCTTGGTTCTTACGCTTTCGCTCATGTTGTAACCGCTTTCTTAATCCTACGTGTGATATGTATCTACCACTATTTGTACTCAGCCAGTTAGCTACTTCACGATAGCTATATTGATTTGTATACGCTCTGGCCTTTTCAAGCAAATCCAACTCAGTTGGAATGGGGTCAAGAATGTCGGGGTCTTCTTCGTTTTGCTTGTAACCAAATGGTACAGTACGTGCAATACGTGGTATCTGTACCCATTCGTTTTCTTCTTTAATATCTGTTGGCTGTGGAAGTTTCCACTGTCCTGCTGTTCTAGTCATCTTCACTAGGTGCTTTAGCTGGCATAAGCATTACACCACCTGCAGCTTCTACCTGCACCTTCTCTGTTTTAATTAGACCTGTACGGTCTAGCAGTTCTTTTGCTGCTGCCATTTTATCACGAATACCAAGTTCAGTTGGGTCGTACAGTGCGCCTGTTACTGCCATTGCAGCTTTTGGCGCATTACGTGCCATATACATCTGCGTTGCTTCTAGTATCTCTTCTTTGAGACCTTTTACAATTGCAGTTGTAGCAGTAGTCTCTGAATACCCTGCCAGTTTCTTAGCGGCAACTACGTCACCGCCAGCCTCTTCAAAGAGGACTTCCAGAAACTTCTGTTGTCTTTCGTTTAGTTCTCTAGCCATTATTTTGTAATACTCTTATACAACGCTTTTGCTTTTTTAAATAGTCCATCTGCATATCTAGCATCACCAAATCTTTTAGTGTTAGATGAACCGCCATAAAATGTTTGACCTTTAGTGCCGGGATACTTTATTAAGAACCCCTTTTTCTTTCTTGTAACCTGTCTTTCAGCCATTACTTTAACTCTCCATGATGCATGGCATGTGCTAACTTATGACTACGTCCTTTTACCTGCACAGCCCAACGACTGTCTAACATCTCACGTGATGCAGTAGGAAAGTCTCCTTCATGCACAGCAGCCCACATTTTTTTAAATTTGTTTAGTCTTGGCACACCCATATTAAATGCCATGTCTACCAGTACAAGCTGACGTACAGCGTCTAAATCTGCCACGCAAGGGTGCGCTTTAAGCAGTTCTTCCTCGACTATCTGCACGTCATTCTCTAATAGATATGCAGCGTCAGCTTCAGTAATACCATGCTCATACACTGCTTCTATGTTTGGAAAGTCTAAAGTGTCCAATTCTTCTTTAGTAATACCTCTATCTTCAAGATTTCTACCCACACCTATTGTGTCAATACCAAGTGTATCTTGATAAACTTTAAGACGCAAACCCTCACTCTGAACAAGCTGTTTAATTAAATGTGTGCGAATATATTTCATTTACTGCCTCTGGATTCTCTTCCCAAGTATATGCCATATACACCTGTCATGACACCCATTATAACGGAGACAAATGCAGACTGCTGTGTTGTTGGGTCTTCTAAGTTCATAAACCACTCAGCACATCGCCACGACATTGCAACTGAAGCAATCATAGTTAGCTTGGCTGTAACATTAAATTGCAGCCATCTTTTCCACCAATCAACCATTATTTTTTACCAAAGAATTTTGTAGCTGAACGAACGCCAAAAGAAGCGGCAACGATAACTCCCAAGGAATATTGATACCATTCAGGCATTTTGTTGAGTTGTTCAAATCCATTTTGTACCACACCTTCCATGCCGGGTATGAAGGCTAGTATTAGCGGAATACTAAACAAAATTACCAGCCATTCGTCTTTCCAGCTTGATGACGAAGCACGAGCCATCTCTAAGTCCCAATCAATTTCACCCGTAGCTTTTTTCTGCATAACTACAGCTTCCGCTTGAGCCTTGGCTACCTTTGTAGCTGACTGTGCTTTTTTCTCTTCTACTTTGCCCTCAAGCCATGTAGAAGCAATACTACTTATTGGTCCTATTAGTGCGGTCAGCATTATGACCCCCTTCTAAACTTGGCTGTTTTCTTTGATATTGCTTTAGGCTGTTTGACGAACTGCTTACCAGCACGAGTTCCTCTTCTTTTAGCACGGGTTGTTGCAGCGTACTCTTGCGGGGATAACGCTTTGATAGCTGCTGTCGGTAAATACCGTTCACCAGTTTCACTGGACGGTTTGCCACTTTTGGTTCTCCACTTCTGTTTACCCCAATCTTTTAAACTCTTTTGAGATTTTTTAAGTGCCATTATAAACCTTTTAAATAAAATGCCCATGCAACTAATGCAGCTAATCCAACTAATCCTACCACACAAAGAGCAACTATTATGGCTATTTCAATCCAGTGTTGTATTTTACGTCTACGTGCTTCTGCTGCAGCTAGTCTATCCTTACGTGCCTGTGCTTGAAACTTTATCCAATCAAACCAAAGTCCGGGTCTGCCTGTGTATATCATAAGCTGTTTTAATTCTTCTTCTTGCTGTTTTAATTTTTCAAGGTGCATGAACTCTTCTAAGTCTGCACCGCCAGCCCCCCGTCTTTTCTTTTCACCTTTTCTGCGTAAATCTTCTGTAGCATTTACGTACTTACCTACTTGTGAAGCAACGTCAGCAATTTCTTTTCCATTTTTAATTGCTGTCTTAATGGCGGCAAACGCTGCATTAGCTGCAAGTATTTCTGCTAACATTTGCTACTCCACAATTTTTACGATATAAGTTTTACCGTCTGGTCCTTTGTCTATTTCAACAGTTTTGTTTTCACAAGAATATCGCACAGTTCCTGTATCTTTATATAAATTTCTTTCTATTGTGCGTTTTGCTTTTAAGCATTTAGATATTTGTTCAAATGGTGTATGCTCTGCTATATGCCCTGAAAGATATAATATTAATGTTATTGTTTCAGTGACCATTTGTCATTTTCTCAAGACGAGCTTCTATAGCACTAATACGCTTTTCATAAAACTCTAGTGTTAGTTTTTGTTGTTGGTCATGAGGCGCACGACCTTCATCTATTTGTGATGTTAGTTCATCTAACTGGTCAGCAAGGTGTTCTATTAACATAAACTGTTCGCTATCGGCAGGTAAACTACCCATTTCGCCTCTAGGCCACTTAATACGAAACTCTGTATTGTGGTCTACATTAGACTTCATCATGGTGATGTTAGTCTCTATAGTATTAAGACGTTCTATGATACCAAAGTATGCCCACGTTGCTAATGATGCTGCAGCAACCATGCTGATAATGTTGCGAAGAGGTAGTGCAACTTCAGTATTCTCACTTAGTTTTGCGGCCATCTATGGGTCAAGCCTTTCGGGTCTTGTACCCACCGCCAGCTTTTTTATAAGCAACCGCAAGCATTTGAGCTTTTCTTGCCGACCACTGACCCGGCTTTCCGCCTTTTGAGCCAGCTTTAATGCGATTAAATATACGTTTTCTTAATTCAGGTTTTGTATAGTTACCTGCTTTATTTACGGTGCTTTTAGCTTTTTTCTTTTTAGCCATACTATTACCTATGCATTAGGGTCAAAAAATTCTTCTGCTGAAATTGTAGCAACAATACTACTGGTAGCACTAGCAGAAATAATTATCTTATCTTCTGATTTTAAAAATAAAGGTTTGTCTAAAGTAAAGATTGACTCTGATGTTATAGTGGCTAGTGAGTGTGCAGTAATTATAGTGGTTGTACTATTAGGAACTTTTTCATATATCTTTATTGTGAATGTTCTTGCGCTTGCATTAGCATTAGTTAATAGCAAATGCCTTACTACAGACACATGATTCTTAGGCACGAGATAACAATCAGTATCTCCTGTACCCACAGCAGTTATATCAGTTGTAAACTTTGAGCCATTACTAGCTACAGGCATTAGTCATTCCAATCTAACACAGTTTTATGTTTACGCCAAAACCAGTTGCCTATAGAAGTAAAAGGCTTGCCCATATTGAGCAAAGCCAATCCAAAGTATCTAACCAAAGTACGTTTTAGGTTTGTTACGTTTATTAACATTCTTTTTGTGTACTCCGGGTCTGCGCTTTGGTCTTTTCTTTTCTAGTTTTTCTGTGCTATAAAACCTAGCCATCTCTACTATTCCAATATAGTGTTCCGTAGTCGTGGAGTATTTCTTCCCCAGCTTTTATATTTTTTGTAGCAAAGAATGTAATATAGTTTTCATTATCATCATCTATAGTCCACTCTGCATTTGGAGTATTACTATGATTATAAATCATTCCTAAACCTAAAGGTATAAAAAAATCTTCGTCATCTTCATACGGAGAATAAAACATATAGTTATGTAATATACACGTATCTGAAAAATCATCTTTGTCAGCGACCAGATAAGGACATAACTCAATTACATCATCTTGAGAAATATCCTTATCTGTAAATACGCCTTGTCCGTGTATGCTAGAATCAGCAACGTATATCATTACTTTTTCTTTTTAGCCATTCCGCCACGCATCATTTTTTTCTTTTTGGACATCTTGGCCATGCCACCGCCCATCATTTTTTTCTTAGCCATTTTAGCCATGCCGCCACCAGCCATACGCCTTTTAGCCATACCACCGCCACGCATTTTCTTTTTAGCCATTTTTGCTTTACCCGCCATTTCTTAGTCTCCTTCTATCAACTACCAGCGATTCATAAGTTTCTTTAGGAAAGTGCTGGTAGTATCCAGACTTTTCCAAGCTAAGTGAAGCATCATCAAGTAATGATAACTTCTGTACAAAGACCATGCAGTATTCTAACTCATCGTTAGTTACATCATCTTCAACTAAAAAATCCAAACCTGCTTCAGTAGCATCGTAGTCTGGATGAAACACCATCAGGTGCATATCGTGACCAGCAATTGACATGGCTTCATTTACGCCATCACACCACCCATCAAGATATTCCATGTCGAGCAAGTATTGAGATGCCCAAATAACTATATCATATTCGTGTTGGTCAAAGTCAGCTACTTCTTTTGCTAGACCATCTAACCCTGTATTAATACTAAATACAACTTTATTCTGTAACCATGCTTGTTTAGCATACGGACATGGTGGCAGTCCGTTTAACATTTTGTTTGGTATTTCAAGAAAGTCGTGCGACCACTTACGAATGTCAGCTTCTACGGGATGCACGTGTCTTCTTCTTTTGCGATTCTATAAAACGTCTATATACATTTGCTGCTGCTACTTTACCTGCAACTCTAGCCCGTTGCTCCATAGCTATAGCAGCCTGTGTCTTATGATTGTGACTTCTGCTAGATGCTTTTATCTTACGTACAGATGCCTGTGCATCTTTTACGGTAGCAAACTTCAGACCCTTGATTGTACCCTTTGGGTCTTCATCTGTGTACAGGTCACTATGTTTTTTACTTTTAGCTGGCTGACCTTTTTTTCTTGGCACTCTTGGGTTTGCCATTAAGAACTCCTTGTAATGTTCTAGCTTGACCAGCATGTAACTTAGAGGCTTTTTTTAAGCCTTTAATTACTTTCTTTACCTTCTTTTGATTTTGTTTTTTCATAGCAACAATTAAGACTTCTTTAAAATCTTCTTAACTACGTCTGGACGTTTTTTAGCTAACGCTTGTAATCCGGGATTTAAGTTATCTGTTACTAACCCACCATCATTAAGATACATATGTTGTCTACCATTAGCCATACCACCCTTCATCATCTTAGCTTTGCCTTTGCCTTTTGGTATTTCTACCATGCCTACGCTAATAGAAATAGCTGGTACTTTCTTTTTGCTTCTCTTAGGAGTGTCTCCACCTTCAGACCGCTTTAGTGCTTTGGTGGTATCCTGACCCATAGAACGTGTAGCTAACTCACGCTTTGCCGCTGCTCTCATATCTTTTGTTTGACTTTCATCATTAACAATAGCAAGCAGTTTGTTAGCTGTCATATTTTCTACTTGTGATAAGTCTGCCATATCTACCTCTTCATTACGTATGTTTTGCCACCAATGTTCTTCAGCTTTTCTGTTTTCTTATTATAAGAACCTTGGAATTTACGTAATACTCCTGCTGGTAAACTAGACATAGCTTTTACCTGATTGCCACGTGGGTCAAGTTTATCTTTAGATTTACGCTTTGGTGTTGGTTTTGCACCCGGAGTTGCTTTAGAAGTAAAACCTTTGCGTGGGTCATTACCTTTACGCTTTGGACGTGATGTAGGTCCAGTTACATTTACCGATGAACGCTTTGGACGTGATGTAGGTGCTGCTACAGCTGTACCCTTACCTGATTTACGAATATCATCAATAGTAGCCAAAGTAGCAGACGTAACTGCACCACCTAATATTGCCCGTTTTGCTCTAGGATTATTTCTTAAAGCGGTAATAACATTTGGTGCTTGCTTCTTAGCTGCTGGTTTTTTAGCTGCTGGTTTCTTTGGTGCTTGCTTTGCCTGTGCTGCACTGCGACCACCTTGTGATTTTGCACGATTAGATTTAGAAGCTGCACTTGTTTTTGGTTTAGTTGTTTTTGTTGTTTTACTTCCTGCTGACTTTGCTCTTGTAGTCTTTGCTGCTTTAGCAGTCTTTGCACCTGTAGTCAGAGCCTTTACACCCTTACTTGCAAGAGAAATAATTTTACCAATAGGAAGCAACGAGGCTGCGCCACCTACCACTTTTACATAAGTATCTCTTTTTTTCTTTGCAAGTGCAGCAGGTGTAATACCTTGTTTCTTTGCATCACGTGCTAAACGTGCAGCACGGTCTCTGATTAGTTTTTCTCTAGTCTCTTTTTGTGAAAGACCCTTAAATGATTTTGTACTTCTATCTTCAGCCATGATATTTTCCTCTTAACACTTCCAACGTCTACGTGCTTGTCTCAAACGACTGTTTGGATTTTTTGCAGCTTTTGGAAATTTTTTCATTTGACCAGCAGACCTAGCACAAAATGATTTACGTCTTTTGGCATCTTTACTTCCGGGCTTTACTTTACCCGTAACGGCAGTCTTTAGTTTACTACCGGGATTTGCTTTTCTATATGCCTTCACTCCCGCAGCAGTCATACCCGCACCCTGCTTCGTAGGGCGAAAGTTCTTCTTATTGCGAGGAGGCATTCTATCAGGTTTACGCTTTTTGGATGGTGAGACCATTACGTAGATGTACCTTTACTTTGTTCAGTTGGGTCAAGACAACCTGTCCACTTAAATACCATAGGCATATTGTATTGCGACCACATACCAATTAGGTCTTTAATCATTTCTTCTATTCGAACCTCACACTGTTCTGGTGTTTCATATGGTCCACGGTTATCTGTAATGGTCATGCACATTGCATTGTTAGCTACGTGACATGCGATTATCATTGCGGTAAACATCTAAGTCTCGTTTGGTTCTTTCCATCCCTCTGCTCTCATAGCGTCCTCTACATGCTTCAATGTAAATGAACGCCCGTAGTGTGCCTCTACTGCCTGTCGCACGTAGAAGACATCACTATGGGGGATATGTAAGCGGTCAAGTGTATTGGTACGGATAGCTTCATAGAAAGCATTAAGTACATTATCTGTGTATAGTTTTACAGATTTTTTACGTTTTGTCAAGGGAAAATTTTCCTAACACGTATTTAATTACTTATCAATGTCACTTATAGTGTTACATTGTAAGTGTATTTAACAAGATAATATTAATAATATTTAAGTGAAACACTTTAAGTGTGTTTGTTATATATAATTATACTCAGAAATAGGTATGCTGTCAACCCCTTTTCTGTGAATTTAACATCTTTTTTTCATTTAGTGTGTCTTAGTCCACACACCCCTACCTATTCTGCACAACAAATAGGCAACTAGCTATCTATAAGAGTGACAGTTACCCTTGTGGTTAACACTTAATTTTCCTAATCTGTGTATTTCTGTGTATATATATCTATACGTACCGGGGGGTCGTCCTGCCTACGGCATTGAGTTGTAAAAACATTTACCTTTTGCAACCATAGGTTGTAGAAATCTGCCGTCAAATAAAATAAAAACTAATAATATCAGCAACTTAACTGCTAAATGGCAACTGATACCATATGAATTTACGCAAGCTGTGGCATAAATAAGGTTAAGAAAGTTAGCACAGACTAAAAATGTTGACCGGCCGTGTATGAAATACCACACCCCCATCACCATATTATATACACACAAGCGTTCCCCTTTTGTTCTCACTCCTACTGCTACAACCTAAACGAAACAGGAACGAAACAGGAACAAAGCATAAACATCATCCAGCTGAAATATAACAATTCAATAAAATCAATAACTTACAGACAGGGGGTTTACATTCATTCTGGATTAGTGTTTACTCTAATCATCAACGGCGGCCAGTGAGCGGATTGGCCTAATCAGATAACCCCTTGGCCTGAGCCGTTGTAGACTTTCCGCCTAATCGCTACGGCTACTTGGCAGGGGGGTTGACAATCAAAACGCTTTCCCCTAGCGTAAAGGGGCGGTTGACGAGACAACCTAAAAAACTGCTAGTCGATGGACTATTCAAAAACAGAACCTGCTAGGTGCAAATTCACCATACAGCAGATACGAACCCTTACCATGCCAAACTATAGGGCGGGCTACGTGGGATAGTGTGCGGGCGATTACTAGCCTGAAACTGTAACAGCTACCAAGGCGGCTGTTGTAAGACAGGACAAGTGCGACCAGAAAACCACGGGTGGTCAATGTAAGCGGGGCGGAAAATGCCAAAGGCTAGTTTTGTTAGTTGTCTAGCCACTGTGACTGTAAGTCGGAATACGCAAGCCACAGAAAATCTACTAATGGAACACAAGTAATGTTTAGCTTTATGACTGAAGCCTGACTGTTACCTTGGTGACTTTCGCTGATGAAATATATCTAATCCAGATATGGTGCTTGTGTGGTTCAAAACATATACAAGAGGGGCGGTTGCGCTAGTCATTACGACAGTTAAGCATTGCCCCTCTTGACAATGGTGCTTTTACTAGGCATTATCTATGCCTACACAGCCAGTATCAACAAACTATAGGAGAGTATATCATGGCTAAAGTATCGTTTAACGTGTCTTATTGGAAACAATCAACAGGCTTGACAGGCCAGAATTTGTCTGAGGCTAACCAGCGCAAATTCACAAGGGTTGCGACTAAGTACAACAAGCGCACAGGACAGTCTCTGTCTAAGGTGCGTATGTACAAAGCAAGCCGTGAAGCTGCACGTCAGTTAAAAGCAGAATATGGTGGGCGTATTATGTCTCACTCTATCTGCACATTCGAGTTACTGTTGACTGCTGTAGACAAGGAATTGTCAAAGCGGCCTCATGAAATTGACATGGGTGCTTTCAATGTACAGACTATTGCTCAGTTGGCTAATCAGCCAGCAGGTAAACGCAAGTCTGCTTGACACTATGGGTGCAATCTGCTAACGTAGATTGTGCCTAGTAAACGCATCAATGACAGGAGATAATTATGACGTATAATCTTATCGGTGTGGGCAACAATGCCAAAACAGTAAAGGGTGACGGCTCTGAGTATGAGACAGGCATCCAGTATATGAAGCCATACAAGACTGTATTCAAGGGCAAGGTGCATAATCTGTGCGCTTTAGCTGACAAGGCCAAGTGTCATGAGGGTTGCCTCAATACGGCTGGACGTGGGCAGATGGGCGTGGTGCAACGTGGGCGTGAACGCAAAACCATATTATATCTATCAGACCGCATAGGCTACATGGATGCGCTGTACAAAGACTTGACAAAGTTTAGCAAGCGCAATACAAAGAAAGGTGTAAAGCCGTGCATACGTCTCAATGGCACAAGTGACATTCAGTACGAGAAAACAGGTATCATGGAGCAATTTCCAGAGATACAGTTTTATGACTACACCAAGATTGTCAAACGTGCCTATGCCAAAATGCCAGATAATTATCACCTCACCTTGTCTTACAGTGAGGCTGACCCTGACTATGCAGAACAGGTGTTGACAGCGGTGCGTGATACTGGTATCAATGCGGCAGTGGTGTTCCGTGACAAGCTACCTAAAACATTCAAGGGTCTGCCTGTCATTGACGGTGATAAGGATGACTTGCGCTTTCTTGACCCGCAAGGTGTAATCGTGGGGCTAAAGGCTAAAGGTAAGGCCAAGCAAGATAAGTCTGGCTTTGTAATTGATTGCTAATGGGAGATTGATATGGACAGAGAATATAATCAAATACTATTGGTCACAAAGGACGGTAGGCAGGTGTCTATTGTACAAGGTGGTATTAGCATGGGCAAGAGAGGTAAAACCTGTGAAGTGTGGATTGATGGTCAGGATGAGCCTGTAGGCCACTTTACTGCAAGACAATTAACTAAATATTTAGTGGAGAATGTACTATGATGATGACAAAATTCTTAACTCTAACATGCCTAACTTTGGGCAGTGTGTTGACATATTTATCTGGTCATGATATCTATTGGTCAGCAGGTATAGTGCCGCTAGTAGCATACACATTCGGTGTGCTAATAGTGGGGGCAGGTATTCGTGCGGTTCTCAAAGGTTAATCCAGTAGCCAAGGCTATGTTATCTTCGAGGAGACGCACACAAGTAGTGCCTAACAGAAAGAGAAAGGAGAAACATGACCGCAACAAGCTTAAAGAGAAAGACCGAAAGGCGCAGGACGCTGGACATGAAACAGATGCGTAAGCATAAGTGGCATTTTCAGGGAGCATGGATGCACATTGAGAGAATCAAGGGGCATCTTGACAGCATGACAAAAGACAGGAATAGTAGTCACCTAGTTAAGACAAAACCGAAAGGCGAGTGACTACTTTAGGGGATGATGCAGGGTTAGGTGCGTCCAGCCAGAACCCCCTCAAAATGCGTAATGAAAACGCCCTGCATCACTTTATACAGGGAGACTGTGACATGACAGGCGAAGAGATATTTAATCAGGCGTTAGTGTTGACATACATAACAGGCATACTTATAATGCTATACATAGGATGGAAAGACAAATGACTAAACATACCTGTGAGCATTGCAAAAATATAATGTACATACCTGTAGAATGGTTGCTGTATGCACACAAGCTGGTATGTTATGTTTGTAAGAATGAGATAAAGCGTAAGGAGAAAACGGATGCCTAAATATACAGATGAACAAATACAAAATGCTTGCATGAAGTGTGTAGATGATTGGGATATGGAAACACTATTGCGCTTTGCATATGATGAGATGTTTCATCATTATACAGAAGTAGCAAAAGCAGACAGCCTTGATGCGTTTATGCAGGAGAATGACAATGACTAACTTTGACCCAAACAAAACATACAGCATAGGTGTATGGGATATGACATTTTATGTCGTTGATGAAGATGGTAATGATGTTTGTGATGAATATGGTATGCCCATTATATTTAAAGCAAAGAATATGGACTATTCATACATGGCTGATGGCCTTGGTGTGGATGATTTAGTGGAGAAGCAGGATGACTAACTTATACAAACTAATCATGGACAGTAAACACAACCCATTGCGTAATATACCTGACATGAATACAAGGCACATGATTATGCAAGTGCTGGCATGGATGTGGTGCATCATATTCAGTATGTATCTGGGGAGCATTGTTGCTTTTGGTATCAGTGCCATGATACACGCAGTTGTGATAGCTGGTGTGTTCATTACAGTTGGTGTGTTTGAGACAGCCAAGCGTAGGCCACAGTATTTTGGTGGACTAGGCCGGGGTGCAGGGGGTGAACATGAATAACAGCAACCCTTTCTATGAATTATTGGTAGAATTAAACAAACCTTTGTCTGCAAAGTGTGAAGACTGCACATACGATGAACGTGGCAGACTGACGCATACCTGTGGCCCTTGTGAAGAGAAAGCTATCAAGGCACGGATTCAGTGGTGGCAAGATGGCAAGAAAAAACTAAGGGAGAGAGAACATGATGGATAAACTACTGAGAAAGCTAGGATTAAAGGATGACTATGGCTACTGTGACCCAAGCATTGTTGGGTTCATTGTAATCTGGTCAGCATTTGGTTACATGTTCTATGTAGCCATAGTTGGGATTATAGAAAGGATAATGGGATGAAAGAGTTTGCATTGGTTATAAGTATGTGGGGTCATACAGGCGTAGAGTGGGAGTTTATTGGCAATCAATCCATTCTGAAAGAGAGCCTATCACAAGAACAGTGCGAGTTCATATCGCACGAGGAGATGTGGAATCACGAAAATCAAAACAAGTATTATAAGATACTTATTCAGTGCTATCCAACAGAGTGTGCAGGTAAAGATGAGTGCTGAGACAATTATCTATACAACTAAAGATATAGTAAGCTGCACAGGTGAATTAAATGACCACCCTCTAGTTTATTACTCTGTTCCTGAAACAGGGTATGTAACTTGCGGATACTGCGATTTAAAGTTTGCAAAGCAAGGAGTACAAGCAGATGACAAAAGGAGTTACGATAGAACTTGAAAGGTGGAACGGTGAAGTAGGCCGTTGTCAGAAAGACCATGTTATAAAATTACAAGAGAATGGTTTTGGTTTTTGTGTTGAGTGCGCTAATGAAATAGATGGCTACTCTACACTATATGTAGCACCAAAAGGTTTTGAGACCCCCGGTGCGCCAACAGATTAAGGAGATAAAATATGAATAGATTTATTATTGACCATCACCCCGATGCAATAGCCAAGCAACTGTGTGATGAACATGTTATAAAAATGATATTAGAAGAAGCGCAGATGCTAAACACTGCGGTGCGTATCCATGCGCCAGAGTTTGCAGAGGAAGCAGGCTTGTACAAGATAGCATATGCGAATCACCCATGCACCGTGTGGGCTAGAGACAATCGTATGAACTACAAGTATGGAGTACGTCTGCTCAAGGCTATGAATGATGAGTATATGTACAGGTATCCTGTCAAGCGCACAGGAGAACCAAACACAGGACACGCATCTATGCGTCACTATGATGCATTAGTAGAGGGAGCAAAGTATATACCAGACTATACTAACTTTGTGACCCCTCACCCTCAATGCTTCAGTGGGCTTGACCATCTAAAGACAGATGAACACTGGCCTGTTGCAGCTTATCGTGCCTTTTACAAGGTTGACAAGATTAAGTTTGCCAGCTATAACAAGGGGCGTAGTATGCCACATTGGATGAAAGGAGAAGTAACATGGATGTAGTAAGTTTTATAGTAGGTATGTTCATAGTTGACATACTAGTTGGACTTATGCTATAAGATAGTATCACTTAACGAAAGGAGAAAGATATGCCATTAGATTTTGTAAACAATATAATTGACGCAGTGCCAGTTGACTTAAACTTTGATGTAAAGTTTGAACCAACCAAAGTGCGTGACAAGAAGTATGTAATCAACGGTGACACTGGTGAATACATAGGGGTAGTGGGTGACAGCTTCAACTGTGCGTCACACAAGGATTTCTTTCACGGTGTACAAGACACTATGATTGAGAACCTATCTGACACACAGCTTGAGGGGGCAGTGGTAAACTGGCGTGATGCACGTTCCAATGCTTGGGCTATGATGGATGTTACATTCCCAAATGTGAAGAGCCTTATTCAGACAGACAAACATGCCAGCGTTATATCGCCACGCATTATTGCTCTGCATGGTATTGACGGTAGCTGTTCCAATCAGGTATTCTTTGGAGAGATTGACTTCTTCTGCCTGAATGGTATGATACGTGGAGACCACGACAAGGTACGCAGAAAGAACACGTCTAACTTTAGCATGGACAGGTTCATCTCTGACCTACGCAAGTCACGTCAGGACTTTGACACACGGACTGCACAGCTACAGCGTTGGGCTGAAACTAGCCTCATGTCAGTAGATGTCCGGGCTTTCTTGGAAAAGTTACTGAAGTCTGACCGTGCCGCAGACAAGATGTTTACCTTGTATAATCAAGAGGTTAGTGTACGTGGACGTAATGTGTGGGCATTGTATTCTGCCTTTACAAACTACGCTACATACGCAGATGAACGTAACGGTTTTGAGATGCGTAACACAGGCAACGATACTGCCGCTATGACTATGTTCAACAGAGAGAACAAAGTGTCACAGTGGATAGGCAGTGATATGTTCAAGGCGTTATCAGCATGAGTAACAGTAAACTTTACAGAACCAAAGAGACAACAGATTATGCTTTGGATTACTTTCGTACTAACGACATAAAAGCAGAGGAAGTTGACAAGAGTTTTGATATGCTGTATGTTTGGAACAAGTATAATAGGCAGTATATCTACTGGCCTACAACTGGAAGGTGGAGAAGTAAGAACTCAAGGACAGGAGTAACATACATGTCTAAAGGAGTTGAGGACTTTGACACAAGATTCTTAAACAACTAAGAAAGGAGGTGCGCCATGTTGACATTAGACAGTGCAATGGGTATGTTCATCGGACTCGCAGTGGGTGATGCGCTTGGCGCACCCCTAGAGTTCATGCCCAGCAGAGAGCCAGATGACTATATCACCAAGTACATGAAGGGTGGTCATCACGATATGAACAAAGGTGAGTGGACTGACGATACAGCTATGGCACTAGGCATGGCACAGTCTTTCATCGACAATGCTGGTGAGTTCAAGCCAGAAGATATCATGGGTAACTGGGCAGTGTGGCGTAGCCACGGAGAGTTTATCCCACGAGGTTTTTGTTTTGATATTGGTACTACAACTGAACGTGCTATCATAAAATACATTAAAGACAAGACGGTGTACAACGGAGTATCACTTGACACTGAATCAGGTAATGGTGCGCTGATGCGACTTGCACCTGTGGTCATGGTATCTGCCACACCAGAACGTGCAATGGAGTTAGCTGTAGCACAGACAATCATGACACACGGTAGCCCGACAGCTATTGAGTATAGCCGTGTATTTGCACACGAACTGTGGCATGGTGACGCATTGCAAAGATATAGAAAATACAGGTTGCCTTTGGACATTGACCGTGAGAAGGTTATGTCAGGTGGTTACGTAGTAGAAACATATCAGTGTGCTATGTGGGCTTTCATGACTACGAATAACTTTGCTGATTGTATTATTAAGGCAGTCAATCGTGGCTATGATAGTGACACCTGTGGTGCAGTAGCTGGCATGATAGCTGGCGCACATTATGGATACAAAGGTATACCAAAACGGTTCACAGAAGAACTTGCATGGCACGATGAATTACGTAGAGCAGCACTAAAGCTGCATCAGTTAAGGAGATAACATGAAGTTACAAAAACTAATACATGATTACACTTCTTCTTATGATTACAAGCAGTTGCGTGATGAAACTAAAGCACAGTATAAATACTTTCTGAACGTAATGCTACAAACAAAAGTTGATGGAGTGCAACTTTTTTCTTTGGAGTGTGACAAAATTACAACACGTATGGCAAAGACAGCGTACAATGAGTGGTGTGAACGTGGCATACATCTTGCCAACCACACCATCTCTGTCACTCGCATCGTGTTTAATCACGGTGTGCGTGAGGAACTCTGTATGGCCAATCCCTTTGCTATCGTCCGTAAACGAGCCGCTGAGAAGCGTAAGGTTGTCTGGGGTAGGGAGGATGTACAAAAGTTTTTAGACGTAGCCTACAGCGATTTTAGGTGGCGTAACATAGGATTGATTGCACAGATGGCATACGAATGGTGTCAACGTCTGGGTGATATGCGTATGCTGACATGGGATAGTGTCAATCTGGTTGACCAGACTGTGCATATTGAACAGTCAAAGCGTAGAGCAGAGGTATTCTTGCCTATATCAGATGAATTGCATCAGATGTTAGTACAACAAAACGAAGACTTTGGCTTTCAAGATTATGTAGCACCAAGACCCAGACCAATACGAGGTGTCTACCAACCATACACATTGCACAAACTACCGTTGTATGCACGTGAGATTATGGAAGAGGCTGGGTTGCCAAAGGAACTACGCCTATCTGATTTACGTAGGACAGGTACAACTGAGATGGTAGATGCAGGTGTCGGTATCGGACAGATAATGTCGGTTACAGGACATGCTAATGCACAATCAGTCACACCGTATCTAAAAAATACACTAACAAGTGCTGATTATGCATTGACACAGCGTAAAAATCATGGTACAAGTACACCAAGTGCCGCAAAGGAAAGTGATTAATACATGTACAATATATATAACACTATAAGTGATATAGATATACCTAATGGTAGTACAAAGAGAATGAATTGTCCTGTATGTAAAGGATACAAAACATTTACAGTGACAAATAATATGGGTTCTCTTGTATGGAATTGTTACAAGGCTTCTTGTGATACTAAAGGTGGCACTCGTGTGCATTTATCTGTAGATGATATACGTGATGGCTTTGCTGGTGCAAAAGAGTTTGCATCCGATGTACCTTTCGTATTACCGGATTGTATTGTACCTCACAACAATCGTAGTGAGGTGTTGACATACACAGAGAAGTGGGGTATAAATGCAGACGAGTTGAATTTGATGTACGATGTGCGTGAGAATAGGGTCGTGTTCCCCGTTGTACATCAAGGTAAGATAGTTGATGCTACTGGTCGCACACTATCTAACCGACTACCAAAGTGGAAACGCTATGGTAACAGCACCTTGCCTTTTTCGATGGGCTATGGTAAGGTAGCTGTAGTTGTTGAGGACTGTGTGAGTGCCGCAGTTGTTGGTAATGATGTGTTTGTTGGTGTTGCTGTGTTGGGAACATCATTATCCGAAGGACACAAGAGGTATCTATCGCAGTTCTCAACGGCTGTCATTGCTCTTGACCCCGATGCTTTACCAAAGACATTAGCATTTGCAAAAGAATTAAGAGGTCACGTATCTAACGTAAAGGTATTACGCTTGACAGATGACCTAAAGTATCGTAATAAAATGGACATGGACAATTTAAATAATATAGGAGAGACAAATGGAATTATCACTGGTTAGAAGTTTGATGGATAAAGGGTTCTACGATGACCATCGTGGCGCACGTTGTCCTGACAGACTATTTAGTAAGGATGTACGCAAGATAAAGCAGACAGTTGATACTGCCATGCAGCGTTACGAGCGTACCGTAACACCTGATGAGGTTGAGGCATTGTTTATGTCCAACAACCCAACGCTTACTACAGCACAGAAGCAAGCATACTCTGCTCTGTTTCACAACATCAAGAAAGAAACACCTCTTGGTGGAGACATTGCAGGTGAAGTATTGTCTAAGTTGTTTCAGCAAGTGGTTGGAGAAGACATTGCTAACCTTGGTTTTGATTATGTTAACGGTGACAAAGCTACACTAGAGCCGCTACGCAATCTGCTAGAGCAGTACAGTGATGACTTTACGCCTGACCTACGTGTTGAGTGGGATGACATTGACCTCGATACATTGATGGCAAAGGCTGACCTTGAGGCACGTTGGACGTTTAACATTCCTAGCCTGACACGTAAGGTAGAGGGGGTAAATTCTGGACACTTGATTGAGATTGGTGCAAGACCAAACACTGGCAAGACATCATTTCATGCCAGCTTAATTGCCAGTCCCGGTGGGTTTGCACATCAAGGTGCTAACTGCATTGTCTTATGTAACGAAGAGGGATATCACCGTGTTGGTGCAAGATACCTAACTGCCGCTACAGGAATGACAATGCGTGATATTAAGAACAATTCAAGTAAGGCACGTGACTTATATCAGCCTGTCAAGGAACGCATTAAGATTAAGGATGCAACAGGCCGTGACATGGCGTGGGTAGAGTCTATCTGTAAGACATACAAGCCAGACATTGTACTGCTTGATATGGGTGATAAGTTTGCCAAGGGTGGATATGCAAGACAGGATGAGGCATTGAAAGCTAATGCTGTTCATGCCCGTCAGATTGCAAAAGAACATGAGTGTGCTATGTTCTACATGTCTCAGCTATCAGCAGAGGCAGAGGGTAAGGTGCTACTCAATCAGTCAATGATGGAGGGTTCACGCACAGGCAAAGCAGCAGAGGCTGACCTCATGGTGCTGATTGCTAAGAACCCTGTTGTTGATGGACAAGAAGAAGAGGATACACAGCGTCATCTCAACGTAGTAAAAAATAAGTTGACAGGTTGGCATGGTGTGGTACACTGTGAACTAGATTATAAAACAGCGAGGTATGAAGCATAATGAAATTAGTATTAGACGTAGAAAATACAGTTACGCATCGTGATAACAAGATACACCTTGACCCATTTGAAGCAGACAACTCACTAACTATGATTGGTATATTGACTGATCAAGGTGTAGAAAGACACTTTCCATTTGACCACGTAGATGTTCCTAATCAAAAGGATTATCATGAGCGTGTGCAATGGTTCTTAGATGAAGCAACTATACTCATCATGCACAATGCAGCACACGATTTACTATGGTTGTGGGAGTCAGGCTTCAAGTATGATGGCCCTGTATTTGACACGATGCTTGCTGAGTACGTATTGCAACGAGGCCAGAAGAAACCTCTGTCTCTTGAGGCTTGTGCAGAACGATATGAATTAGAAACACAGAAGGAAGGAACACTAAAAGAATACTTTGCTAAAGGTTATAGCACACGTGACATACCTTACAATGAGTTGACTAAGTACCTGTCTGCTGACCTTCATGCTACACAGGAACTATCCGATAAGCTGATGTATAGACTGAACACTAAAGATAGTAGACTGTATGACACAGTTACCCTGACCAATCAGGTCTGCGTCTCACTGTCACGTATATATCAAACAGGATTTACTGTTGACAAGGATGCACTAGATAGTGTAAAACAAGAGTATGAAGAAGAACGAGAACAGTTAGTAAAGGATTTGCAAAAGCATGTTCGTAATCTGATGGGTGACACACCTATCAATTTGAATAGTCCAGAGCAGTTGTCGTGGGTTATCTATTCACGTAAGGTCAAAGACAAAACGTATTGGGCTAATACGATTGACCGTTACATGGATGACACAGACTTCCGCACTCTCCTGTCCAACGACACAGAGCGTCTGTATAAAACCAAAGCGGTTCAATGTACAGATTGCTCTGGGTCTGGATACATAACTAAAACAAAGAAGGATGGTACACCATATGCAAGACGTAATCGTTGTACTACTTGTAATACTGCAGGGTTTTTGTTCAATTCCACAAACGAGATTGCTGGCCTCAAGTTTAAACCGCCATCATCTAAGTGGGCTAGTGCAAATGGTTTTAGCACAAGTAAAGAGAACCTTGAAACGCTGGCTAATATAGCCAAGGCAAAAGGCATGACAGATGCAGCAGAGTTTCTGTCTAAGGTCAGGCGTTTGAGTGCTGTTGATACATACCTGTCCTCATTTATTGAGGGCATACGTAAATACACTAAAAGTGATGGTAAGTTGCATGTTCGTTTATTGCAACACCGCACACAAACAGGACGACTTTCTGGGGCTGACCCTAACATGCAGAACATGCCACGTGGTGGTACGTTTCCTGTAAAGAAAGTATTTATTTCACGCTGGAAGGGTGGTAAGATACTTGAGGCTGACTTTGCACAGCTAGAGTTTCGTGCTGCTGCTTTCCTATCACAAGATGGAGTAGCAATTGAAGAAGTTTCAACTGGGTTTGATGTTCACTCATATACGAGTAAAGTTATATCTGATGCTGGTCAACCTACGAGTCGCCAAGAAGCGAAAGCGCACACCTTTGCGCCCCTTTACGGGGCAACGGGGTACGGACGCACACCTGCCGAAGCAAAATACTACACACACTTCACAGAGAAGTACGAAGGTATCGGGCTTTGGCATACCAGATTGGCTAAAGAGGCTTTAAATACAGGTGTTATACGAACACCATCAGGCAGAGAGTTTGCTTTTCCTGATGTTGTACGCAAGGCAAGTGGCAGGGTATCACACTTTACACAGATAAAAAACTACCCTGTTCAGTCTTTTGCTACTGCAGATATTGTGCCTATTGCATTGCTTCATATTGAGGGGTTGCTTTCTGATATGAAATCATGTATAGTCAATACAGTGCATGACAGTATTGTTATTGATGTGCATCCTGACGAAGAGAAAACAGTAATAGATGCAATTAATAATACAAACAAAGAATTACCTAATTTGATTGCATTGAGATGGGGAGTTAACTTTAATGTACCCCTCCTACTTGAATCAAAAATAGGTAACAATTGGCTTGACACGAAGGATGTAAGCTGATATAACTATCGAACTTTCAACTATCAAAGGAGTGAAATACATGACACAATTAACAACAATTGATACCAACAACTATGCAGCTATGGCAAAAGCAATGGGTATTGCATCTGAAGCAAATAATTCAAAGCAGAAGTCTAGTAGCTTGGCTCGTTTGCGTATCAACCACAGCCCTGTTATGGGGCAAACAGAAGTAAAGGGTAAGATAGTCAACATGGAAGTTGTATCTGGCGGTACATACAAGCTAGAGATTCCTGATGGTGAAACTTACTACGCTTCATCAATTAAGGTACGTCCATTCATGCAGCGTTTCATGTACAAGCGTTTTGTACGTGGCATGGGTGATGCACCTAATCGCTACGTTAAAACACTAATGTCAGATGACTTGAACATAGACCTCAAGGATAATGACGGTGGCTTTAACTGTGGCAAACCTGCTGGTTATATCAAAGACTTCAAGGCATTGCCAGAGAAGATGCAAGAGTTAATCAAGCAGATTAAACGTGTCCGTGTTGTGCTTGGCACAGTAGAATTGTCAGATGCTATCACTATTAATGGTGAGTCTGCTGACCTTGGTGCTGTTCCATTCATATGGGAGATTGACAATCGTGATGCTTTCAAGATTGTTGGTGAGAGTTTCAACTCACTTGCAAAAATGCAACGTCTTCCGGTGCAACACTTAATTACGGCTAACACTCAGGAAAGAAAATTACCTAATGGTAATGCCTTTTACCTTCCAGTAGTGTCGCTAGATGTCTCAAAGACAATCAACATTAGCGATAAAGACCAAGCAATGTTTGCTGACTTTATGGCATGGGTGGATAACTACAACTCGTACATTGCAAACGCATGGGCTGAAAAAGCTAACTCAGACATGGATGACGATGACATTGATGTTGTAGATGACTTGGTTGACATTGAGATTGAGGAAGACGAGGTAGCGTAATGAACCATCCTGCTGAACTTGCATTGCATCAGTACATGGAAGATGCTGTATCAGGCAAAACAACAATGTCTGATACCACCATTGACCAAGTAGCAAGCGACATTAAAGATGCACTCAAGCGGCAGTTTGGTGGACATAAAAATGTTGGAGGGTTTAGCTTGCGTATGTCAAACGTAGGCAGACCCTCCTGCCAACTTTGGTATGAGAAGAACAAACCAGAGGTTGGACTACCAAAGCCAACTACATTCGTAATGAACATGATGATTGGAGACATCGTTGAAGCTGTCTTCAAAGGATTGCTAAAAGAAGCGGGAGTAAAATATGAAGATAGCAAAAAGGTTACTCTTAACCTCAGTAATACTAACGTGTCTGGCACATATGATATTGTCATTAGGGATGCAGTTGACGATATTAAATCAGCTTCAAACTGGTCATACACAAACAAGTTTGAATCCTATGACACGCTGGCAAGCAGTGATGCCTTTGGATATGTTGCACAACTAGCAGGGTATGCAAAAGCATCTAGCAAAAAAGCTGGTGGTTGGTGGGTAGTAAACAAAGCTAATGGTCAGTTCAAGTATGTACCAGCTACAGGACTTGACATCGATAAGGAAGTTAATAAGATAGAAAGGTTGGTTGATACTGTTACACAGAATAAGTTTGAGCGTTGCTTTGAACCTATAGAAGAAACATTTAGAGGTAAAGCTACAGGTAATAAGATACTTGACAAGACGTGTTCTTTCTGCGTATACAGAAAAGACTGCTGGCCTAATCTTGTACAGCGTCCTGCTGTAATGTCAAAAGCTGTTTCACCAAAACTTGTAGACTATGTTGAATTAAGAAAGGAGTATAGAAATGCAGGATGAATTACAGGAACTACTAGACCAAATTAAAGAAGCGGAAGCACATCTCGCAGAACTACGCAAAGAGTATCGTGAGAAGCGCACTGCTGGCCTTAGAGCAGCTATTGAAGCACGTAACGAAGCAGATGCTATGATACGTGAAGAGATGAAAGCTATGGGATATAGTGGTCTTACATGGAGAAACCTACGGTAATGCCACCTAACTTTAAACAGTTTAGGGTAGCACGTAAGTATGGGTATCGGTCAGGCTTAGAGGTAAAGCTATCTGATTATCTGAAGGAACTAAAGATTGACTTTGGTTACGAGTGCATCAAGATAGAATGGGAAGACCTAGCCTACCGTACCTATACACCAGACTTTGTATTACCTAACGGTATCATAATAGAAACGAAGGGAATGTTTACAGCAGCGGATAGACGTAAACATCTGGCTATAAAGAAGCAGCATCCCAAACTAGATATACGTTTTGTATTTGAAAACCACAGACGTAAACTAAGAAAGGGTGCTAAGTCTACCTACGGAGAGTGGTGTGACAAGCACGGATTTATGTGTTACAATAGAATCGTGCCTGAAGAATGGTTAAAAGAGAAAGGCAAGAACAAACACCCAGAGTTTATCAAGTTCTCTGGTACAAAAATAAAAAGGAGAAAGTGATGAGCAAAAGAGAATATGATAGAGTAGAACCAGAAGATTTTATTGTGCGTATTAGACCAACACAAGATAGTGATGGCGTATGGAACGGTGAGATTGATGTTGCAATTATAACACAACCAGAAAATTCTTTAGACGAAGAGGATTACTTTCAGGTTATGCACTTCTGTAAAATGATTGCATCAACAATTCCAGTGATGGAATTAAATGAAGACTTTCGTGAATTAGTACATGCCTATGTTGTGGAAAAGGTTGACAAGCACTATGAAGTTGAGTTAAAAGATAAACCAAGAGTTGTCGGAACAGATGGCAACGTGGTTAAGATTGACTTTAGTTCTAAAACAGAAGGAAGTGCATAATGACAAGCTATAAGAATATTATGGAAAAGATTGAGCTAGATTCAAAAGAAGCATACGGAAATGTAAACATGGTGGATAGCCCACCACACTATAACAATACAGAGATTGAATGCATTGAAGCTATTGCAGCAGCCACAGGTGATGGATTTGAATACTATCTTCAAGGTAACATTATAAAGTATTTATGGCGTTATCGTTACAAGAATGGCACTGAGGACTTGAAGAAAGCAAAATGGTATCTAAATAAATTGATAGTCGAGGTTGAGGGTTGCTATGATGATGAGAGTTAAAATGTTTCTTACATTGGATGTAGACCCAGAAGAATATCCAGTTCCCGCTGATGAAAATGTAGCAGAAGAATTAGAAGAGAGCCTTCAAGAATACTTATATGACATAGAAGGTATTAACATACGTAACATAAGAACAATACAGGAGTAAGATTAAATGATAAGCAACCATTTACCTACAGATTACCAAAACTTTATTGCACTGTCTCGTTATGCGAGATGGAAAGAGGATGAACAACGAAGGGAGACGTGGACTGAAACAGTCTCACGATACTTTGATTATCTTTCTGGTCATCTGCTAACTAAACATAATTACAAACTAGCTGATGAACTGAGAGCAGAACTAGAGACTGCTGTTCTTGACCAGAATATTATGCCAAGCATGAGAGCCTTGATGACATCTGGTCCTGCATTAGACCGTTGCAATGTAGGTGGATATAACTGTTCGTATGTTCCTGTAGATAGCCCACGTGCGTTTGATGAGACAATGTACATACTCATGTGCGGCACAGGTGTAGGCTTCTCTGTTGAACGTCACAACATTGAGAAGCTACCAATCGTCAACGAAGACATGCATTACACAGATACAGTCATCAAGGTTGGCGATTCACGTCCGGGCTGGGCCAAATCACTGCGTGAACTAATCTCGCTCCTCTACGCAGGGCAAATACCACAGTGGGATGTATCAGAAGTACGTCCTGCAGGTGCAAGGTTAAAAACCTTTGGTGGTAGAGCCAGTGGCCCAGCCCCTCTTGAAGAACTCTTCGAGTTTTGTATAGAGAAGTTTAAAGCAGCATCAGGTCGTAGGCTATTTCCAATAGAGTGTCATGACATCATGTGCAAGATTGGCGAGGTTGTAGTTGTCGGTGGGGTCAGACGCAGCGCACTCATTAGCCTTTCTAACCTGAACGATGACCAAATGGCTCATGCGAAGTCAGGTCAATGGTGGGAAAACGAAGGACAACGTGCGCTTGCAAACAACAGCGTTGCCTACAAAGGTAAGCCACAGATGGGTACATTTATGCGGGAATGGCTATCTTTGTACGAAAGTAAATCAGGTGAGCGTGGTATATTTAATCGCAAGTCTGCACAAGTACAAGCAGCTAAAAATGGTCGCAGAGATTCCGAACAAGATTTCGGATGTAATCCCTGTAGTGAAATTATATTACGTCCTTATCAATTCTGTAACTTATCTGAGGTTGTTGTACGTGAAACAGATACACAGCAAACACTAACAGAGAAGGTACGTTTGGCTACAATACTTGGTACATTCCAATCTACTCTGACTGACTTTAAGTACCTGCGTAGTATCTGGAAGAAGAACACAGAAGAAGAGCGTCTGCTTGGTGTGTCACTAACAGGTATCATGGACAATCAGTTGACAGCAGGTAAGTCTGCTCACCTTGGTATGAACATTGGACAGACACTTGAGGCATTACGTGATGTAGCTATTGATGCAAACAAAGCTATGGCAAAGCAGCTAAAGATACCACAGTCCACAGCTATCACATGCGTTAAGCCATCAGGCACAGTATCACAGTTGGTAGACAGTGCATCAGGTATCCATGCTCGTCACAACCCATATTATATTCGCACTGTTCGTGGTGATAATAAAGACCCACTAACACAGTTCATGGTAGCACAAGGTATTCCTGCAGAGCCAGATGTTATGAAGCCAGATAGCACAACAGTGTTTAGCTTTCCAATGAAATCACCTGCACGTGCTGTAACACGCACTGCTATGTCTGCTATTGAACAGCTTGAGTTATGGCTTATGTATCAGCGTTATTGGTGTGAACATAAACCATCTGTTACAATTTCTGTGAAAGAAGATGAGTGGATGGAAGTTGGTGCATGGGTGTATAAACACTTTGATGAAGTGTCAGGCATCAGCTTTTTGCCATTTAGTGAACACACATATAAGCAAGCACCTTATCAGGATTGTACTGAAGAAGAATACAAAGAAATGAAAGTGCATATGCCTACATCAATTAATTGGTCTGCATTGCAAGAGTTTGAGAAAGAAGACACTACATCAGGTGGTCGTGAGTTAGCATGTACTGCAGGAGTTTGTGAAGTAGTTGACTTAACTGCTGCATAATGATAGAGTGTAGTGGATTAAACCTATTGTGGTGGCAGTGGTGGATACTTGTGATGATTACGGTAAACACCATGCTTAACTTGGTAGTATTCTTTAAACATAGATTTAAGAAAGGAGAAAGAAAATGAATATAAGACAAGTGTTAATTAATGCAGCACGTTCACATTATGCTGGACATATTAATAAACACATTGCTAATATAGAGGTGTTGCTTAATAATCCTGTAGGTATAGGAGAGCATCAAGATATACAAGAGGCAATTGAGATTGAGTTAGGTCACATTGCAGATTACCACGATAAGCTAGAAATGCTTAATAAGTTTTTCATGGCAAAGAAAGGAGAAGAAAATGATAAAGAGATTTCTGAGTAACCCATACACAGGGAAACCAATGTACTACAAAGATAATCCAGAGGCAGTTAAGAAACGTGATGCAAAACGCATGTACGTAAATGGAAAGGAGATTTCAAAGAAGCATCCTTTACATAAGCCCGGACGGTACAAATCATTAGATGATGCTTGGTCACATAATAAGATTGAGTCTGTTAATGAGGGTGAGGTTTACGCAATCACAAACTCTGCGTGGCCTGAGTGGGTAAAGATTGGAAAGGCTGTTGATTCTGATGATAGACTTAATGGATACCAAACATCATCACCGTTTCGTGATTACAAAGTTCTTACTACAATCTCTGTGAAGAACAGACACGAAGCAGAAAAAGCAATGCACTTCTTGTTTGCAGAACATGCTAATGATAGAAAGGGTGAGTGGTTCAAGATTCCTGTTAGACAAACTAAGGAGTTGTTCGATGGATTTAGAGCAGCAAGCTAAAGAGTGGATGAAGGAAAAACACAAAGACATGCAAATGAATGACTACCAAAAAAAGTCAATTGAGTTTGCCATCTATCCAGCCACGCACAGGATTTTATATCCTGCGCTTGGTCTGGCAGGTGAAGCAGGTGAGGTTGCCAATAAGGTTAAGAAGTTCATTAGGGATGGTGCTGACAAGGAATCATTTGAAGTTAAGAAACTTGAGATAGCAGCGGAGATTGGCGATGTTCTATGGTACTGCGCTAATTTGGCAAATGACTTGGGTATTAATCTTTCTGATATTGCTTCTGAAAATTATTCTAAACTATCAGGGCGAAGTAAAAGAGGCACACTTGGAGGTGATGGAGACAATAGGTAAGATATTTATTTTATCACTACTATGTTATTATATGTACTATATAGGTACAATAATACATTACACAATAAAAGAGGGGGCTTAATTGCCCCCTTATTTATGTGAGGCTAACCCGCCTCTGTTCATTTTCTGTGTTCCCAAGAACAGCAATCGTTTAAGGTCTTTGTATCCTAACTTCTCTGTATCAATCTCACCGTTCATATATATTCCTAGACCAGCATCCTCTAATTCTTGTTTCTTTTTAACACTTAAACTTTTTGTACTAAACAATGCATCATTCAAATCTTTATCAGGTACACCAGAGAGAACCTCTTTTGCTTTAAACCTAGCACCTAACGTATCTTTTTTAGACATTGTACCTAATATAGACCTTATACTTGTTGCAATTTTTTTCCGCTGTCCTTCTGGTAAGTTATCAGGAAGCGTGCCGATTGCTTCAAGAAAATCATTGCTTTTATTTTGGTCTAATAAAGTTTCTAATAAATCATCATACGTGCCACGTGCGCCATATTGTTCTGTAAACTGACCAAGAGATTGCAACTTGTTTAGAACTTCTCTTGTTCTATCATATACTTGTCTTGCACCTTTAGTAGAGATAGGATACTGAACATCTGTATATATGGTGTCCTTCTTTTTAATTATGTCGTTCACCATATCCTGACCTCGTTGAACCTTCTGTTCAAGTCTATAATTATCTGCTAAGACTTTAGCATCGAGCAACTCAGGATTTGTTATCGCTTCTTCACCTTCAAGATGTATACTCTTTGGAAGTCTAAAACCTATCTGCCCCGGTTCTCTTAGTGGTAAACTGCCCTTACCATATATCATGGCTTTCTTATATTCTTCAGGAGTCATATTCCTAGTTAACTCTGGTGGCAAGTCTGCATATATAATGTTTTCTGTATCCCCAGCACCAAATCCCGGCTTCATAGCTACTAATGGGTCACGAGAAAATGACATCATTGGTTCTTTTAATTCTGCATGTTGTCCAGTAGCAAATTTATCCAACCCTACTTCACCCCTAAAATCTTTAAAAGACTGAAGACCTTCCTCACGTATTTTTTCAGCACGTGTTCTGGTTGCTTTTCTGTCCATAACTTTAGACGCAGAGTCTGATATTGTTTTAAAGTTAAAATCTAATTCTCCTTTTGTTATGTTATTACTAGCGTCTGGAGTAATAAAACCTATAACATCGCCTGTCTCTCCAGTTTCTGTATTAAATTCTTTAACTCTATACAACCTTTTATTATCTCCGTCTTGTACTATTTTAGTAGTAACTACATCAATAGGTTGATTAGGCTCACGAAGAATAGGCACTTGAATCCCATCAAAAGGACGGTCCTCTTGAAATTTAATAATGTCATCCATATTTAAAACTTGGTCAGGGCTATTAAAAGGTTGACCTTGTACTGCCCCTACTCTCTTATCACTTAATAAATCAAACATTTTATTAGACCCAGATTTAATATATGCTTCTTGCATATTGTTTAAATCTTCTATGCCTTCAGCCATGTCTGACTTGCTTGCCTGACGCATACTTGCAGCACCATGAAACACTTTAGGTGTAGGTTTTTCTTTTGGTTCACCACTAAACTCTGCTCTATGCAATTGTCCTTGAGGAACATTTCTACCACGGAACTGAGTGCCTACATCTTTTGTTAAGATACCCTTATCTTTTGCCAGTATCTCTGCACGTTCAGAAATCCTAGCTTGCCGTTCTAACATCTCTTTTGTCTGTTCAGACATACGTGATTTAGCGGTTTCCTTCACACCCTTCTTTATGACATCAGCTACTGCACCACCTGCTGGTATAAAACCTGCAATAGACAATGCGCCAAGCGCACCACCTAATCCCATGTCAATAATGTCACCTTCTTCGTAACCCTCTTCAATAAGCGCACGTGCCATACGCATATCTTCTGGCAGTTCAGTAGCAGCTTTGATATCACCAACTATAGGGGTTATATCTAAAGCAAATTCACCTGCTGTTTTTAACCCCTCTAGTGTAACAGAAGGGTAAAACGCAGTATTGTTTTCATCGTCAGCATTAAATAAATTTAAGTCTAACTCACCTGTGATTGCTTTCACCGTGCAACTCCACCTGTTTTTACAGCCTCATTATTTGCTGTTTCTACTGCCCAACGAAGCACATTCATATCTCTTCCACGAACGGCAATGGAGTTACCTCTTTCTGCGATAATAGAACCACCACCACCATACTTTTCTTCATACAGTAACTGAACAATATCTTTTATGTTTTTAGGTGTTCTTTCCCAAGCGGTAAGGTCAAGAGATGTAAATGGTTCTCCTGCTTCAGCAGCTTCTCTTTCCATACGGGAAGTTGCCCTCTCTTTTGCTTTCTCCACTAATTTTTTTACACGAACAGAAAGTTCCTGTCTTCTTTCTGGAATATTTTTATTTTGATAAGTCTCCCCCAAAATAACATTTTCAAGTGTGTCAGTTAAATTTAACGCACCATCTTCTCGTGATAACTCTTGACGAATGTACATATCTAACTTGTCATTAGGTTGACGTTTGTACAATTCATAGGTATCAATGTTAAGACGTGCCATCTCTTTCTGAAGAAGTGTTTTCTGTGGACGTTTACCCATACCAAACAATTGTTTTTCCACAGAGTCAACTGCTTTTAACGGACCTGTTTGAAAAGGAGAACGTGCAGGTCTTTCGTATCCACCTATGGCAGTGTCAGGTAACGCACGTGTACCACGAGCAAGTGCTGTTTCGTAGATAATTTTAAAGAAACTAACTTCTTCATCCGCTTCACCTGTTCGTGTCTCAGGAATAAAACGTGACTCAGGGTCAAATGGTGCATAGAAATCTTTTACAACAGACAGTGGAAGAGTATAGGTATTGATAAGATTACCCACTGCTTCACCAATTACCTTTGGTGTTTTTTGATTACCTACATCTGTCCATAGCTGGTCAAGCATATACAGACCAAAGCCTGTTCTAAAGGTAGAGCCTAGTAGTGCCTGTGACGCATCCCTAAAATACTTGCTACCAGATGTAGGAAGAGTGCCATTATAACCACGATACATTAAATCTGCAGCAAGCATGAAAGGTGCAAAAGGACCATAAACAGGTCTACCGTCTACAATCTTACCATCATTAGTTTTTATCTCATACCAATTATTTGTTTCACCTTGTTTCACCCTCCAAGCAAGAGCAGTACCAAGCATAGCCATGCCTGTCATTTGTCTGGCTAGTTTTTTACTTGTGTTTGTTTGGTCAAGAGGATTTGCAAGGCTCATCAAAGGAGCATGTTGATAGATAAACTTTAACTGATTTGCAATAAATCTTGGGAAGGGCATAAAGGTGGAGATAAGGAATGGAAAGTCTTGGTGTGCATTTAAAAAACCACGAACAACTTTACTGTACTTATCATTTCCTTTAAAGTTACTCTGGTATGTAAATTCATACGCATCATCAATAGCACCCTGCATAATTTCTGTATCTATGCGGTTGAACTCACCTTTTCTGATGATGTCGTTTAGGTCTGCGCCACTATCAGATAATCTTCTACGCAATGATGCAGCCATAACTGCACTTTTAAAAAAGTTATCAGATGCTGTGTTTAGAAAGTTTGCTTTTCTTCCTATTTTTGCTAGAACTGTTTCTGAAGATGTAACTGCTGACAGGTCAGCCGCTTCTCTAAATAGTTTAGCTGCCTCTTCAGGAAAAGCATCTGTGTATATTTGACGTATAACACTTGCTTCTTGTGGATTAAATGCATACTTAGCTACATCAAATGTACCGTCCAATGGATTACGTAGGTTAAGTACGTTATCAAAAGCACGTGTAGTAGCATCTATACCAATACGAAAGCCACCATTGATATTGTTACGCATGGTAGTAGCAAGCTGAGATGTCATCAAACCAAGACGCAAGCTATCTAAGTCTTTTATGTAATGTTTTCTTTCAGCGTCAACAACAGCACGTCTAGCTTCTTTACCCGATAGAGGTGACACACCTGCTTCATTTAATTTATCTAAGTCATCAACAAATCCATCAACAACATCTCTAGCAGATTTTAATTTAGGGTCAACCGCACGTTTTACTATACTAGCTTGTGCCAGTGTGCGTCCAGCTTCTGACATTTCTGCGTAGTACACAAGAGAAAACTGATCAAGAGTAAGATTGTGTTCATCCATAATATTACGAATGTCTTTAACATCAAGTTCACCATTTTTAATTAATCTTGTTATACCCTCAGTTATTCTTTCACCTTTTTTTAGTTGTAGTTTTTTAGAAACCTGTAAAGTTGCAGCAGTGATATTCCTAAATACATCAGAACCTAGTGCAGCTTCCATAGTTTCACCGGGCTGTAAGTCTTGTTTTAACTTACGCCCTATGGCTACTTTTGTAGGGTCAAGCTGGTTTAGTCCACGCTGTACCCGTGTTATATCTTTTTGGGAATTTTCTTTGAGTACACGTGCTGTAGCTTCACTTGCCTTATTTGCTTTTTCAGCCGCAGCAAACTGTGCTGCTTCGTATAACTCATCTGCTTCTTTGCCTTTTGTTATAGCACGTTTTGCTACAGGAAAAGACAACAAACCACCTGTTACACCAGAAATGCCAGCAGTAAGTGCTACATTACCTGCGTCAATTTTATCTTGTAAGCCTGTCTCTACACGAACTTGCTCTTGCGACATTGCTTGACCCGCACCAATAGTAGCCTCAACTGTACCTGCTGCTAATGCTCTGCGTCCAGCAGTTTTAGTTGCTTCACGCATAGTTTTAGACAGCACTGTACGCAAGCCTACTTTAGCAGCTTGTGTACCAGCAACAGATGCAGCTTTACCAAAGCCGCCTGTAGCTAAACCAAGATATGTAGAGGGGGCGGTTGCTACACCTTGTATGTAATCAAACATCATCTTACCACCAAAAGATGTATCCGTTTTATCATACACATCAATTAGTCTAGCAAATCTTTGTTTACCTTCAAGGTCAGCATTTTGTGCGTATTCAAGGTCACGAAGAGCAGTTACCTCGTTTACATTTTGGTAACGCATATGCTCCATAAACTTGTCATACGTGTCTTGTGCTGAAAGAGGTTCTTCTATACCATCTCTTTCTCTAAGGAAGAGGCCAGCATCTCTAATAAAATCTATGTCGGATAGCAACTCTTCTTCTGTAATGCTATCTTTTTGATTGTAGCTTTTTAGCATTGCTCATCTCAACCCGTGATTGACTTAATCATTCTTTCTCTAGCTTCAGCAGCTTTTTGCTTTGCTATCTCCTCTCCATCCTTTTCTAAATAATACTTATATATTTTATCTACAGTATCATTTATTAAGTCTGCTTTTTGTCTACCTGCATCATCTGGCATCTTACCTATACGAAGAATTACATCTTTTTCCATTGTTATAGGGTCAGATGCATCAGGTTGCAAAGTTTGTTCAGTGCTGCCTTTTGAAACTGTACCAATATTATGCTCTTCTTGCATCCTAGAAAGAACTATTTCTTCTATTTCTAACAAGTCATTAGCACTAAATCTATTTTGTTTTTTCTTAGCAACTTCTTCTGCAACAAGAGAGTTAATTTTATTTTGTACATCCACTTGTTCGTGTTGATAAAGTATTTGTCCATTTGGACCTAACATACCCTTACCACCTACACGTCCTGCAACTTGACTAGAGATAAAGTTACGTGTAGAAATAACACCGGGTTGTCCTGCTGCACCACCTTGCAATGTAGCTTCAGCCTGTGCTTCTGCAGTTGGGTCATACATAGTTATTGTGCCTGTAACAGAAGGTGGTGCTTCTGAAGGAGTAACATCACCACGTGCAAAAGCTGCTAAAGTTTGTACATTAGCACCCAATCCTGTCTCATATGCATCTGCTCTTTTTCTTGCAATAGCTGATAGGTCTTGACCTAAGAAACCAGTTTTTTGACCACCAGCATCTTCAATAGCATCAGATAAATCCATGCCTCTTTCAACTTTACCTAAAACACTTTCAAGAAAATCCGCTTTTGTTCTACCTGAATCTTTATAATCAGGAGAAAGTCTTACAACTTCTGCAGGTACAAACTTAAAATCTTTTCCCAACTTTCCTTCTTGTGCTTTTCTACTATATTCAATTAAAGCATTCAAATCGCCATCACGTGCAGCTAATTCAATTTGGTCTGTGTTATATCCCATTCTACTTAAAGTATCAAATTGCATAGATAGTTTTTTTGTTTTATCTTTATGTTCTTTATAGGCTGGTATGCCTAACTCAGTCCATAGACGCATAGAAGAATCAACAATTTTTTGCGTGTTCTTACGCTCTTCTTCCATAATCTCAGAAGCACGTTCTGCAGCACCACCTAAAAATGAGGACAGAATAAATGCCATGTTATGCTCTCCGTGCCATTAAGCCTTTAGGCTGCGGCTCTTCTATTTTTTCTTGAACTTCTTCTGGTGCTTCTTTTATCTGTTCTCCTGTAGACTTTGCAGCTTTCATCATAGCTACTGCAATCTGAGAATCGGCAGGAATATTTTCATCTACTTCTTGACCTTCTACCCTGTAGTCAACCTCTGCTGCGATAGCCATTTGTTCTATTGCTTCTGCTAATACAGGTGACACAAGAATACCTACATCCACGCTATGCACACCTTCCATAACACCGCCAAGCTGCACAGTATCAACAATAGTATCTATAGGTATACCCATTTCAAGCATATCCATAAGCTGTCCACCCATGCTGCTACTTGTAAGTCTAGGCATATAATATTGAATAGCCTCTTCAACTGTGCTATAACGAGAGGGATTTTGCCACGGTCTATCACCCAAAGGTGCAGTCAAAGACTGTCCGGGGATAGGTGCATCCACTGACATAGGTGTGGTTTGTCCGTTAAGCATTTGTATTCCTTATACGCATAATTAAATCTTCAATAAAAGGGTCGTCTTTATCCTGCTTTTTTTCTGGACGCTGTAAAAGACCTGTTTCTTTAGTTTCAGTCTCAACAGGTTTATAGTCCTTCATTCTTTTTCTAGCAGTATATATAGCTTGCCTTGCCCCATTAATAACTGTATTAGACATTTTTACGGACTCCATATAGTCTTAAACATATCAACTGCAAATCTACCCAATGAATTACTTGAATCTGCGCTATTCTTTAACTGTTGAATATTTGCATCAGAATCAGCAGATATTTTTGCTACAGCTAACTGGTTCATTCTATCTGCAGCATTATCAGCAGATGTCCATGCCCACTCCATTGTATCAGCATAGTATTGCCAAAGATTATTATATGCTGTTTTACTAATATCTAAAATAGCATTAGCATTAAGTTCGTTAGCACGATTGATTGCAGCAGTATCAGCAGTAGCAATCTCTCTACGCCACTGTGCATTACTCTGTGCTATGACCATTTGGTTTTGTGCATTAAACTGGTCACGTTGATTAATCATTTCAGAATTAAAACGCTCAATAGTATTTACTTGCCCTGCATTAAATTGTGCCTGTGAGTTTTGCTGTGCTGCATTAAACTGTGATGTTTGTTGTGCAAGGTTAGCAAAGAATTGGTCTACTTGATTTTGACTTGTGGCATTAAATTGACGTGATGCATTTTCTGCAGCTTGGTCATTAAACATTGACTGAATACGCTGTTGAGTTTTAAATATTTCTGTCTGTTGCTGGTTGGACAAGTTAGCCATATCAACTTGCAAAAATGAATTTGCATTTTGTACAGCAGCTTGTTGCCTGTTATTTAAGTTTGATGTGTCTAACTGTGACAGCCCTGCTGCTTCTGCCATTATAAGTGCCTGTGTATTAGACAGGTTTTGTAAGTTCATGCTGTTAGCAATACGAGAGTTTTCAAGAGCAATTTGTTGTTCAGCAGTAAAGTTCTGATTAGCTACGTCAGCTACACGAGCAGCGTTTTGTACCTTTGCTTGGAAAGATTGATTAAATTCAATATCTAAAAACTTAGCACGTTGTTCTGCTGCAAGCATAGCAGATTGTTGACGATTTGACAAGTTCTGTTGTTCAAATTGTGCAATAATATTTGCATCTGCTTGTGCAATTGGAAGTGATGCTTCCATAGCTGCTTGCACAATAGCCTGACCAGCTAGTGACGAAGCACCTAAACCACGAGCAGACATCTGTGCATTGGCTGTACGAATAGCACCTGCAGCCCACGCAGGTGGATTAGTGCCAGTAAATTGATTAGCTAAGTTAGCAAGCTGACCTTGTACCAGTGCTTGCTGTGATGGTTGTGCTGATGCAGCAGCAGCTTGTGTCTGAGCAGTAGCCTGTGCAGCTTTTGTAGCATCTACACCTGTACCACTAATAAGTTCACCCTGTTGAATTTGCCTCTGTTGAGGATTATTCATCAGAATAGCATTGCCCTGTGCAGCTTGTAGGTTGCCCACAGACGAGGCTGTTTGCTGGGCAGCAGTTACCTGCGCCCGTGGGTCTTGAGGGTTAGCCTGTGCTGCTTGAGTGGCTTGCAATGCAGTGTTTACAGCACCTGTTGCTTGCTCTGCTTGCATTACATTAGCTTGTGTTTGTTGTGTCGGTGTTGAGGTTGCTGTTGAAGCAAGGGCAGGATTAACTACAGGCATCTGACCTGTTATTTCACCTGTACCTGCAGCAAGTTCTTGTGAAGGGTCTGTAGCTACGCCCATAGCTACTGTTTCACCACCAACAGGCACAGCAGGTGAAGATATCATTTGCTGTGTGTACTCAGACACATCTTTAACTGGTGCATTTGTTGTTGTTTGTGGATTAGGAACAGGCATTGTTGAAGCAGGAGCAAGTGCTGGTGGGTTAGCAGGAAATCCACTAGACGATACACCGGGAATACCAGCTTGAATGCCACCACTACCACCACCGGGGCTTATGTTACCGCCTGTTTGCATCTTAACCACACCACCTTTAGCCATCATACGTGCCGCATTGGTATATCTATCCATCTGTGCTTTACGTTGTGGGTCTTCTTCAATAAACTGCTGGAACTGTGACATATCACCTTGATATCCCATAGCCCCTGCAATCTTATTAAGTGCCTGTGGTTTAAATGCCTTGAACTGCATCATTTAATCTGCATCCTGTATTGTGTTACCTTCAGCTACCCACTCAAGAATGGCTGCATAGTGGCGGTTGGCTGGGTCTAATGGAACTTCCATATTTTGACCGTCAATATTTGCGACAATAACTATGTTATCAGTATCATCTCTGTTTCTAATGTACTGCGCTGATGTAATATTCATTTACAACTCCGCATCTGCTGTTGCTGGGGTGGTTGAATTAGCACCAAATTTTGCATAGCTACCACCAGCCGAATAACGAGAAGCCGCATCTGTAAAAACACCATCAGCAGTTCCAGTGACATTACCACCTATAGTTGGGTTTGTTCTCATTTCAACAGGGAACTCCCAATTAACATAATTATAAGTAGCCCCGGTAGAACTGTAACGCACTTGTGTAGTTTTACAGAAGTACCTCTGACACCTAGCCAACTCATCTCCAATAGACCTATGCTCAAATGGTGTGGCCTGTTCGCCTACCTCAAGTTGTACGCCTGTGAGGAAAAAATTTCCTATTTGTGCGGCAATA